ACATAGATGAAACGTATATAGTAGATCAAGAGTCAAATAAAATTGAAGATGTGCAATTTGCAGGAGATGAAGAACGAACTTGGTCAGAACCAACAGCCGCATATGATGCTCAATATCCATTTAATAGAGTATTTAAATCAGGCAGACATAGTATAGAATTGGATGATACGCCTGGTCACGAAAGAATTATGATATATCATAACGAAGGCTCTTATATTCAAATTGATTCAAGAGGTACTGTAACTAATAAAAGCACTTCAGATCAATTCGACGTCATAGATAAAAACTCTCATGTTGTTATTGGCGGAGCAGGATCTGGTTTTAGTACAGTAACTATTAACGGTAATGCTTATGTAAAAGTAAACGGTGATAAAACAGAAGAGATTACTGGTGACTTACAGACATTAGTTCATGGAAACCATTTGCATTCAGTTGGTAATCAATACACGATGGTTGCTGGTGTACAAGCTCAAATGAGATCAGCTGATCTTAAATTGGAAGCGAATGTAGGTACTATGTCTATTAAAGCTGGAAAAGAAATGCAAGTTTCTTCTGGTGAAGGGCTATATGTTAAATCTGATAAAGTTTGGTTAGAAGCGTTAAGTACTTTAAATATATTGGGTGATCAAACATTGATTAAAGGTACTTCTGAAATTGATATATTCGGTGCTGATATCGCGATTAAAGGAACAGATGCATTTAATATTAAAGGAGATGCTGAGTTAATTTTAGGTTCTGATGGCAATGTACACGTAAGAGGCCAAACAGTTTATATTGACGATTATGTTAGTATGGCTAATGGAGGAGCGTCTTCTCCAGATGATGCCGCCGAAGCTGAAGCATCAAAAGATGCATCTGCAATCGAAGCTCCAGAGCCAGTAGTACAAAATACAAGCATTATGCCAGTAACAGAAACTGGTTCTATGGGTTCTAGTGGTCTTGCTTCTCAAGACGATGATGCCGAAAATCAAAGTTCAGCACAAATTTATGACTCAAAAACACCGCAAACTACTGTTACTAAAACCGCGTTGTCTCCATTATTAGATTTAATTAATGAAGTAGAATCTAAAGCTTACGGCTATGATTCTATATACGGAGAAATACCAACAAGCATGCATCCTGTTCAAGCTATTACTAAGATGACTATTCAAGAAATATTAGATTGGCAAGAGTCAATAGATGCAGATGTTGGCTCTGAGGCAGTAGGAAGATATCAAATTATAGAAGATACGTTAAGAAATACAAATAATAACGATCCTAATTCTCCTAAAGGAACACCGCTTTATACGAGGGCTGGTCTATCAGCTTCAGATTTGTTTACTCCAGAAAATCAAGACAAGCTTGCTATTGCTTTAATTGAAGGTCGCGGATTAAATAGATTTATGGAAGGTAAGTTGTCTTTAGAAAACTTTGCAAATAATCTTGCTCATGAATGGGCAGGTTTACCGTTAGTTACAGGACCTAATACTGGTAAAAGTGCTTATGATGGTGATGGTTTAAACGCTGCAAAACCAAACATGGTTCAAAGATTTGTTAGTGTACTAGACGATATAAAAATAAGACAAGCAATATTTAGCGGAGGACCGCAATGAGTATCGACAATTGTTTAACACCTGATGAAGGACGCGTTGAAATATCATCTTCAACCGCTTCTTCTAATCAAAACGGAGAATTTACTCTTTCTCAGATTGCTATATTCGAAGCTGGGTTTAAGGAAAACATGACAGTTACTGCGCAAGATGATCCTATCTCTGCAGCTGTTAAAAAACATGGTTCATCTACTTTTTATGATAATCTTAATATCCTAAACAGTACGCTAACTAATACAGGAATTGTTTTACAAGTACCAAATTATACAACTTTAAATGAAAGACTTAAGGTTGGACCTATAACACCGTTTGAGTTTGCGCAATATCTTTCAGATTATAGTACATCTCCTACTGGTGCGAATTATCGTGCGAGTACTGAAACACCTAAGTTTTTAAAATCCTTAGATGATTTTTATACAGAATCGTTTGCAGACTCAGTCATGGGAGGTTTTTGTTCTTTAATGCCAAATGTATTTGGTGCAATAGGAGGTTTCTTCTTTTTAATTGGAGAAGTAGGAGGATTAATCGGTGATGCTTTATCATTTATATCAAAGATTAGAAATATTAAAGATCCGCTTAAAGCTCTATTTGATGCGATTAAAGTTAAAGCTCTTATTGAGGCGATCAAAGAAAAAGTAACTAAAGCAGTTATGGGTGCAGTTAATAAAATAAAAGATGCAATAAAAAACTTTGATGTGGCTGAAGCATTATCAGATGTAGTTACTTCAATACAAAATAAAGCCGGTAAAAAAATAAGTGAATTACAAGAGTCTATCACAAAATTTTTCTCAAAAGAAAACATGGAAAAAATTGAAAATAAAATTAAAGGTATGATTGATTACTCTGTTTCATTATTTGATAATCCATCTATTTCTGAAATACAATTTCTTATTGCAAGAATTTGTGGATTTGCAGCTGGTATCGAGTCAATTGTTAGCGGACTAAAAAAGCCAGTAGATAACGCTGTAGATAGATTTATTAATACCGTTAATACTCTTAAAAATGCATCTGGCATAGCTCAAGCAGAAACTTTAAGAGCCGGAGCTATACGTTTTGACGAGACGGCTCGCATGATTCTAATAAATAGATCTAAGGAACTTTTTGTAGAAGCTGGTAATGTTCAAACTGGTACTATACAAGAATATAAAAATGTACCAAAATGGGATGAAATAAAAGATAATACTCATGATAAGATAAGAATCGAAGGTGGTTGGGTTAATATACTCAAAGAAGATGGCTGGAATAAAATGGATATGGATTTTAGAGTTTTACTTATGAGATTACATGCAAAAATGATAGAAAGAGAGATTATTAACGGACCAATGACTTTAAATAGCGGATGGAGAAGCCAACAGTATAACGCTGGTTTAAACGGTTCCGCAAAGAAAAGTATGCACTTACTAGGTAAGGCTGCTGATTTAAAATGGCCTGGTTTTGTTAAAGTTAGTGATAATACAAATAACTTTGTTAAGCTAGCAAGAGAGATGGGTTTCGGTGGTATTGGTTATTATAACAGATTTATACACGTAGACGTCGGTCGACCCAGAAGCTGGGGTTTATAGGAAAAACAAATGGTAGTAGCATTAGTTACAGCAAAAACAAAAAAGATTGCGATTTATTCTGACTTTAAGAAAAGTCTTGAGATAAGTCCTGTGTCAGACGATTTAACATTACATAAAGATGAAGACGCAGTAAAAGAATCTATTAAGAATTTATTACTCACCGACAGAGGTGAAAGACTTATGCAACCTAACTTAGGTGGTAATATAAGAGCTATGCTCTTTGAAAATATTTCGCCTGGCGTTTTAACAATGATCGAAGATCAAGTAAGAACTTGCGTAAACTTATACGAGCCAAGAGCAGAAATAATCGATGTAATAGTAACTTCTAATATTGATGATAACGTAGTTAAAATCGCGGTTCATTTTTATATAAGGAACAACCAACAACCAATTTCTGTTGACGTATTTCTAGAGAGGACCAGATAAGATGGTTAAACTAAATATTTCAGAGCTTGACTTTGAAGCAGTAAAATCACAATTTAAAACATATCTGCAATCTCAGACGCAGTTTAAAGATTATAACTTCGAAGGTTCTAACATGTCTGTATTGTTAGATGTTTTAGCTTATAACACTTATCAGAATAACTTTTATTCAAATATGGCAATTAACGAAATGTTTCTTGACTCTGCGGTATTAAGAAACTCGATTGTTTCTCATGCTAAAGAATTAAACTATTTACCTGGTTCAAGAAAATCCGCTAAAGCTATCGTTAAAGTAACTTTTACAGATAGCACAGTCACAGGCCAAACGATTACTATACCTCAATATTCACCGTTTACTTCAAATTATAACGGAGAGAACTTTGAGTTTGTTACTAATGAAACTTACGTAGCTAAGAAAACTGCACCTAATACTTTTGTTGCTGAAAATGTAGAAATTTTTGAAGGTCAAATGTTAGCAAGCTTTGAACGAGAAGGTTTCTTTGTTGATGAAGATGGCATATTAAGAGTTACTCTTTCAAACGAAAACGCAGATACTGATTCAATAGCAGTTTTCGTTGACGCTGAAGCTACTGAAGATGAAAACGTATTTGCAAGAAAAAATGATATTTTTGGAGTTGGAGCCACAGATAAAGTTTTCTATATAGAGCCTTATGTAGATGGTCGTTATACAGTTTATTTTGGTAATAACGTATTTGGTTTCCAACCACAAGAATTCGAAGATGTAAGAGTACGTTATAGAATTACTTCTGGAACTGAAGGTAACGGAGCTTTTGCTTTCTCATTAGCTACAAACTATGGCGCTGCTGTAGTAGAAACTATACAAAACGCTGCAGGTGGATCTGAAAGAGAAACGATGGAAAGCATTCGTTACTTTGCACCTAAGTCATTACAAATACAAGAAAGAGCAGTAACTACTTCAGATTACGAAATCTTATTAAAACAAAACTATCCAGAAATTCAATCTGTAGCTGCTTATGGTGGAGAAGATTTAGAACCTCCTCAATTTGGTAAGGTAGCTATTTCTGTTTATTTAGGTCAGGGTCAAGAATCTTTATCAACTACTTTATCAAATACTTATATACAGTTTTTAAAAGAAAGATCTCCTCTAGCTATTGAGCCTGTTTTTGTAACTTCTGAATTTTTATATGGTTGTACTACTGTCGATGTGTATTACAATCCTAAACTTACTCGTAAATCTTCTGGCGATATCGATACATTAGTAAGAGACGCTGTTAAACTTTATTCCGATACTTATTTAGATGACTTTAATAAAACATTAAGAATATCTAAACTTGCTGCTGCGGTAGACGCAACAGATATTTCTGTCGTAAGTTCAAGTATAACAGTAATGCCTTATATTGAATTTTCACCAAACTTAAATATATCTTTAAATCCTTCATTTAAATTTGTAGCTGAGCTGGTTAAACCTTATCCTTTCGATGAAGAAGACGGATTTACTAATTATAAGCCTGCTATTAAAAGCGGTGTATACTCTATGAACGGTTCTAATGTTTATTTACAAGACGATGGTAGAGGGAACATGCAAGTTATCGCAGACGATATCGCAAATCCAAAAGTTGTTAAACCTAAAGTTGGTAGTGTAAATTATATAACAGGAGAAGTTAATCTTGTTGGATTTATTACAGATGGTTATGTTGGTTCTGGAATTAAATTTATGGCTACAACTTTAAAGAAAGATATTACTACACCTAACGGTAGAATATTCGCAATCAAAAATTCAGATGTAACAATTAATTTAATAGAGTCTAAATAATGGCCTACGATGTAGAAAAGAATATTGCGTTTAAAATAGAGCAACAGTTTCCTGCGATATACAGAGAAGAACAAAATGAATTAGTATCTTTAGTTACTGACTATTATAAGTTTATGGAGACTCAATCAAACCAAGCTGTTTATAATAGCAGAAGAATGTTTGAATACCGCGATATTACTACTACACTTCAATCTATGATTATATTCTTTCAGAAGAAATACTTAGTAGATTTACCTTTATTAGATGATTCAAGTGTTAGATTATTGGTAAAGAATATTCTTGCTCTTTATAGAAGAAAGGGTTCAGAAAACGGTATTACACTCTTTTTTAGAATGTTCTATCAAGAAGATATTCAAATCTATAATCCTTCTAATAATATATTTAAACCATCAGATTCTAATTGGCGTACTGGTGAATTCTTACAATTAATTCCAAACTCTGGTACGTTTTACGCAAGAGACGGCGTAACATATTATAATTACGGAGACTTGTTAAATAAAAATATTGTTGGTTCAACTTCTCACGCAAAAGCTGCTGTAGATAAAATTAACCTTATTCTTTTAAATAATACATTAACTCCGATTATCTACATAAACCAAGTTAAAGGTAAGTTCCAAAGATATGACGATGTCGTCGCTAGAATAAATGGCCAAGATGTTTCGTTCGGTATTGTAAACGGTTCTGCTTCTGGTGTAGAAATAGATTTAAACTATGGCGGAACTACAGGTAATTCTATAGGTGATATTCTTAACATTACTTCTACTTACGGAAAAGGCGCCACGTGTATTGTAACTGATACTGAAGATGAATTTACTGGGATAGTTAACTATACATTAGAAGATGGCGGGTTTGGTTATACGATAGAAAATACAAGACTTCTTGTTTCTAACCAGTCTTTAATATTACAAAATCCTAATTCTATTTTTGTTGAATTAGAATATTTAGAAGATAATTTCGGAAATAGAGGTAAAGTTATAGGCCAAAATGCTTCGTCAGTTGGTTTACTAATGGATGTTGGTGATGAATTCGTTCAGAATAGTATAATTAATACAGTAGATAGAACGAGTAATATAACTATTAATAACATTTTAAAAATAGCAGCAAAAAATGACAGTTCACCTGGTCTTTTATATCCAGATACTGGCGATGTTAACGACGTTAAAGTAGAAGTACTTTCAAACTCACAAACAATTAGTCTTATTACTGACGTTATTTCTGGGTTCTTATCAGTACCTTTAAACTCTGCTAATTTCAATACTGTTCCTCCTGCTACTGCTCCTATGAGTGGTACAGCAAATCCAGTAACTTTAGCTACGCCTCTTAACTCAGCTTTTGATTTAACACCGTTTACAATTGGTTCTATAGGATCGTTCGAGAACATCAACCCTGGATCAGATTATATTAACGACGTATTTACATTAGTTCGAGATGAGACTATGATATCTTTTGAAAGATATGAACAAGTTATTATTGTCGATAATTTTAGTGCTTTATTCTCGGTTGGAGATCCAATTTCTCAAGCTAGTTCTGGTGTGAACGGTATTATTACAAGTATTAATCCCGACAATAGTTTTATTACTGTGAGACCATATGCGTATTACGGATTTGACGAAACAGATATCGTACATAAGGGAACAACATACGATATTATTTCTACTGAAAGAGACTACGGTTCAAATCAGTATGGTAAAAATGCTAAGATGATATCAAAAACATTGTTTGCTACTGGTAGAGTCTCAGAAGTTAAAATTCTTAATTCTGGTTTCGGCTATATTAACGGAGAAACAGTTTTCTTAACAGACGACGATGGTAATATAGTTGCTAAAGGTACTATGACAGCTGACGCGCAGGGTATTTCAGCTGGTTTCTGGGGTGGAGAAACATCACACTTAAACGGTTATAAAACAGATGGAACTTATTATGATTCGCGAAATAAATTACACGATTCAGATTTCTATCAAGAATATTCTTATGAAATTAGATCTACTGTAGATATAGAAACATATAGAGATACACTTAAACAAAACGTTCATTTGGCCGGTACAAGATTATTTGGTAAATTTACTTACAATAAAAAATCTGTAGTTGGTGTATCAGCGAGAATGTTTGTAGCTAAGAAGGAAGATCCGTTAATTGGCGGTGATCCTATAGTCGGACCAAACCAACCAGGAATAGAAGGCGTAATAGTTTATAGCGCAGATAGAAATACAATTTCAGTAGACAGTATAAATTTGCGAGTAGATACCGCAGGATAAATAGGTAAAATACCTTAGGAGCAGAAAATGGCAAAACAAATTATCGGAGTAGGCGCAAGCGCCAATGACGGAACAGGAGATCCGTTACGTAATGCTATGGTTAAAGTCAATGCTAACTTTACCGAGTTATACGACGCATCATTCGATGGAGCATATGCTTCGTTAACTGGCGGACCTACGAGTTTATTATATTGGGTTAATGACGGTACTAACGGGCAAGTGCTTACAACAAACGGTGCTGGAGTTATCACATTCCAGGATCAAGCAGCAGGTTATGCTAACTCTGATGTTGATACTCATTTAAATACAAGTACAGCTAATACAAACCAAATATTATCTTGGGATGGCTCAGACTATGATTGGATTGACGCTGCATCAGGTGGCGGTGGTGGTGGTTTATCTAACACAGAAGTTATAAATGTTGTAACTAGTTCAGACTTAGATATGGGTAGCAACAAAATACTATTTAGTAATGTATATTCCGCAGAAGGCGATTTACCTTCGGCTAGCAGTTATCATGGTATGTTTGCTCACGTACATGGAACTGGTAAAGCATATTACGCACACGCAGGTTCTTGGGTTAGATTAGCAGATTATTCCGAAATCGGTGGCGGTGGCGGAGGTGGTACTTTAGAAACGCGAGCCGAAGTTTCTGCGAACACAGCATCCATTGCAAACGGAGTTTCAACTGACATTGATATTGTTGGACATAAAGCATACGCATTAATGACTATTGAAACAAGCCATGCAGCATGGGTAACTCTTTATACAAGTAACTCAGCTCGAACAGCAGATAATTCCAGACTTGAGACTGAAGATCCTGCACCAGATGCCGGCATCATTGCCGAGGTAATTACTGCAGGCGCTGAAACTGTTGTTATTGGTCCTGCTACTATAGGTTATAATTTAGAAACAACACCGACAACAAACATACCAGTTAAGGTAAGAAGTAAACACGGTTCGTCAGCCGTGCATACAATAACCCTTAATGTTTTAAAACTAGAGGCATAACATGCAAAAGTTCGAATGGATTGTTACTCTACGCAGTAAAGAAGATCTAAATGATTTTTACGATGATATGGAAACACCAGGTGGTTCTATAACTATACCTGATCGTAAAGTAGAACTAGTAAACCGAAGAATGATTAGTCGTAATACACATTATATGCTGACGTGGGAAGAAGCTGAAGAAGTAAGAGCAGACAAAAGAGTTGTTGGCGTTGATCTTGCGATAGAATTAGAAGAAACAACAAGGCCAATGGGTTGGACTACTACTGGAACTTTTTCAAAAGATTGGTTTACAGACGAATCAGATAAAAACTGGGGATTATTAAGACATACCGAAGTAACAAACAGAAGTAATTGGGGTGCAAACGGTAGTAGCAACGTAACAGATACAGTTACCGTGACTGCGGCAGGTAAAAATGTTGATGTTGTTATTATTGATGGCCACATTGACCCTGCACATCCAGAGTTTGCTGTTAATTCAAATGGCACAGGTGGAAGCAGAGTTGTTCAATATAATTGGTTTCAAAATAATATAGGACTCGGAACTGGAACTTACGTTTATACACCTTACGTAGATGTATCTGATGCAAATTATAATCTTGACCAAAACCATGGTTGCCATTGCGCAGGAACAGTAGCAGGTAATACTCAAGGTTGGGCACGCCAAGCAAATATATATAACATTAGTCCTTACGGTTCTAATCCAAATTGGGGTAATTTGGGACTTAGTAGTAGTACATTTTGGGATTATATTAGAGCATGGCACAATTCAAAGCCAATTAATCCCGAGACAGGTAGACGTAATCCTACTATAACTAATAATAGTTATGGAAGTTCTAAAAGAGTAAACTACGGAAATTACGGACCAGTGACAGAAGTAAATTATAGAGGTGTTACGTTTGCACCTGGTAGAGACTTAACTTCAGCAGAGTTAAATGCACGAGGTTTTTGGGCTGGTGATTCAATTGTTGATATATCAATCCCAAATTATTTTAATTCGCGTGAAGCGGATATACAAGATGCCATTGATGATGGTATTATTGTTGTATGCTCAGCAGGTAATGATAGTTGGAAAACTGTAAACTCTACTGATCAAGATTTTAATAATACATATAAATGCACATATTATGGTTTTACACAAACAAGTTACTTACATAGAGGTACTGGTGCAGCTGCAGGATATGCTGCTCTTATCAATGTAGGTGCACAATCAAACGATGTCAACGAAGATAAAGCTAACTTTAGTAATTGCGGTAATCAAGTAGATATATTTGCTGGTGGAGAAGGTATTCAAAGTAGCGTACATACAGGCGGTATTGCTGACACTAGGAATGGTTCGTATGATTTAACCAAGTATCAAGGAACAAGTATGTCAGGTCCACAAGTGACAGGAGTTGTTGCATTACTAGCAGAAGCTTGGCCCAATATAACTCAAGCTCAAGCTCATGCTTGGATAGTTGATAACGCTAATACAGGTGAAATGGCGGACACAGGAACAGACGATGCAACTGATAGAAATAGTTTGCAAGGTGCTCCAAATAGAATGTTAAGATGGATAAACCAAAGACCACTATCAGGAGCAACGCTTCCTAAGAAAAATTTCGCAAATAGACCTACGTCAGGTAAAACTTATCCTAGAACTCGTGTAAGAGCAAGAGGATAATAGAAATGTTTATAAATATTACAAAAGAGCAGGTTAGGTGAAATGACTGAGATATTAACTTCAAAAATGAAGAACGATACAACTAGAATGTTTTTTGATGACGTTCAACTTAATAACTATTATGTACTCGTATCTTCAATTACTAGTGGAACAACACGGCAAAGTGCAGTGAACGCTCAGTATTATACAAACGAATTATTAGAAAATACTTTGTTTGGTAAAAAAGTCTTAGGCTCAGATACAAAATTTATGATTAAGTTTTATGATTGGCAAAAAGATGCTGTTTATGTTCAATACGATGATCAGGAAGATATGGATGGTAAAAGATTTTATGCCATAGTAAGTCCAAATAACAATGATACCGGCGATTATAGAGTATTCAAATGCTTATCAAATAATAACGGTTCTGCATCTACAGCTCCTCCGAACTGGAACCCAGAAAACATTAGCCAAGTTTATAGAACTGCTGACGGTTATGTTTGGAAGTTCTTATATGTTATAAGTTCTGCAGAGTTCGAAGCGTACAACGCAATAGGTTATGTTCCATTAATTGGTTCTTATTTTGTACAAAACCCAGATCCTAATGCTGATGCTAACAATATAGTTTACGGTTCTGAGATTTCTGATATTTTCGTATCGAACCCTATTGATAATAACGGTTATAAAACTCAATCAGGCACATTGACAGCTGCACCAGGTAATGACGGAACTCTTACTTTAAGATCAGACGGTATTAATCAAATAACAAATTATTACAATGGTATGTCTATATACTTGACCAACTCTGACGGTAGATCATTCTTATACAAGATTAATTCTTATGTATTCGAAGCTGGAACAGGATATGGTAAAGCAAAAGTACAAGGCAATCCGTTAGGTGACGAAGTATCAAATATCGCGACTTTCACCATTTCACCAACATGCCTTATTGAAGGCGATGGAACTGGTGCTGTTGCTGTAGCTAATGTTATAGAAGGAAATATATCTACGCTACTTATTTTGAATGCTGGCACTGGTTATACAAACGTCACTGCTAAAATTATAGATCCGATATTTGATTTTGATCCAGAAGATCCTAACTCTATTGATATTAGAGCAAGTTTAAGACCAGTCTTATCTCCTGTCGGTGGACACGGTTATAATCTTATAGATGAATTACATTGTAAACATATATTATTCTATGGTTATATTACAGAAACAGATAACAATCAAATCGGAAAAACTGGTACATATTCTCATATTGCAGTCGTAAAAAACCCATCATTTGCAAGCGGAACATATCCAGATGTATTTGATAATAGAATTGAGATAGAAACTGATGATATAGCATATGCTGCTACAGGCGATACACTTCAACAATTTAACGAAGATAACGAAGTTATTTTTAAAGCTAAAATTCAAGAAGTCGATGCCAACTCAAATACAGTTTTCTTATCTAATTATATGGGACCTTATCAAAATGCTGCTAATAACGACGTTTCGATAGATCAAACTAAAGCATTGGTGAATTCTACAGGGCAGAGAATGTTCATAAATACACCTACAGCAAATAATATTATAGAGTCTGACTACATTCAGCGCACAGGGCAAGTATACTTCATGGAAGACTTTGTTCCTCTTGCTAGAACGTTTATGTCTAGAGAAGAATACAAGTTAGTATTAGAATTTTAAGGAAAACAATAGATGCCTATTAACACCAATCTAAATATTGCTCCCTACTTCGATGATTTTAATCTTGAAAAGCAATTTTATAAAATCTTGTTTAAGCCTGCGTACGCGGTTCAAGCTAGAGAGCTTACCCAACTTCAGACGATACTTCAAAATCAAGTTGAACAATTTGGAGATAACATCTATAAAGAAGGTAGTATTGTTAAAGGTTGTAACTTTACTACTCTTGATGATTTAGAATTCGTAAAGTTAACTGATAAAACTGGGTTTGATCCTGAAAGTTATATCGGAGGAATAGCAGATGAGTTGGTTAGTGGTGTAACTGTTTCTGTTGATACAAAATACGAAATCGTTGGTGAAAATTCTGGTCTAAAGGCATCGATCATTACGGCATCCCGCGGTTTTGAAACACGTCCTCCAGATCTTAATACATTCTATATTAACTATCTTAATACAACTGCTGGAAACTCACAGTTTATTGACGGTGAAAATCTAACAATTAACAAATATCGTTATAACGGTTCATTATTAATCGAAACATCGCTTAATGTAGCATCTATTAACGTTACTAACTTGACACCTGCTACAGGGAGTTCTTACGGTATACAAGCTGCTGATGGTGTTGTATTTCAAAAGGGTCATTTCTTATTTGCTAATGCTCAAACTTTAATTGTTTCTAAGTATACAAATCAGCCTAATGATCTTTCTGCTGGTTACGAAGTCGTTGAAAGTTTAGTTTCATCGTTGCAAGATCCATCATTGTTCGATAACGCAAACGGATCTAACAATGAAAACGCGCCAGGTGCAGACAGACTTAAAATGGTTCCGACTCTTACTGTTAAAACTACTTCAGTTGCAGACGTCGACTCAGGCTTCTTTACATTAATTCGTTATCAAAACGGATTTCCGGTTACAATTCGCGATGTTACTCAGTTTAACTCTATTAGCGAAGAAATGGCTAAGAGAACATATGAAGAATCTGGTGATTATGTTGTCAGTGATTTTAAATCTACTACAGAAAGACGAGGCACAGATCTAAAAGTTTTAGTAGGTAAAGGTACTGCATACGTTAAAGGATATAGAGTAGAAAACAGAGGTAACCAGGACGTTACTATTGATCCAATTACTACTACAGAAATTCAAGAAAATCAATCTACTTCGTTAGAATACGGTTCTTATGTTAACATTACTGCAATTCAGGGTACAGTAGACGTTGACTACTCGTCTGTAACTTTACAAAGATCTACTGGTCAAACAATTGGTCAAGCCTTTGTTGCTAACATTACTCCTACTAGATTATACTTATTTGGTGTTTCGATCTCTGTATCAAGTTATACATTTGCAGACGTCACACGTATTGTAGGTACTTCTGGTGTTATTACGATTGCAGCTGGATCAAAACTTAAACAGACAAACAAATCTCCTCTAGTATTTAATACTGGAACAAAAAGCTTAAAAGAGTTAACTGATATTTCTTTACCTGTAAGAGCACAAGATAGTTCAGTAAGTGTAACGAATGATGTGATTACAATAGGACCTATCGTTGGAGCAGACTTCGGTGTCGACAACTCAGATATGGTATTTGTAGATGCTTCTAATACAGTTATTCCTATTTTAAGTTATACAATGTCTGTTAACAACTCGATTTTAACGGTTAATTTAGATCCCGCAGCTAACTCAGATCCTGCTGGAACTCTTTATTTTAATAAAAGAGAATTAAATGTAACGCCTTATAACAAACAATCCGTCGATACATGGACTAAATTTATTTGGAATAACGGCACAACTCAGTATAATCTTGGGTTGCCAGACGTATATGAAATCTTAACTATTGAAGATAGTTCAAACGTTGACTACAAAGATAGCTTCAGATTGGTTACAAACCAAAAAGATAACTTTTATGATCATTCATATTTAGAAGTTATTCCTGGCAGACCTTTGCCTACAGCTGGTACGATATCTGTTAATTTAAAAGTATTTAAACCAAGTAATGCGACTGGAAAATATTTCTTCGCAATTAACTCTTATCCAGTAGATGATGTATCAGTTAATCTTCCTTCTGGCTATGTTCGTTCAACACAAATACCTGTTTATACATCAGATACCGGAAGAGTTTATAGATTAAGGGAATGCGTTGATTTTAGACCTTATAGAGATAAAGATGGTGGAGCAAGTTATACAGCTTCAGTTGAAGCTTCGGCTGGAGTAGTTACAAACGGCGTAGGAGATCAACAACCTACGTTCTCAGATTATACTTTTCAAATTCCAGCAATAAACGGAAGTTTAACTTCTGATATAGAGCATTATCTATCAAGAATTGACATGGTTACAATCGATTCGTTTGGTAAAGTAGCTACGATTAAAGGTACGGAAACAGCATCTCCCGTTCCGCCAAAAGTCGGTGCTGATCAATTAGTTATAACACAAGTAACAGTACCTGGTTTTCCTGCGCTTTCACCCAAAGAGGCGATAGATCAAAATAAAGATTATTACGCAGTAAAGACTAAAGCTTCTGGTGTCAGAAATTATACTATGAAAGATATTTCTGGCTTTGATAAGCGTATTAAAAATCTAGAATATTATGTAAGTTTAAACCAATTAGAGCAAAGTACACAAAATATGGTTGTGACTGATGAAAACGGTTTAACAAGATTTAAAAACGGTTTCTTAGTAGATCCTTTTAATGATACAAATATTTCTAACTTGCAGGATGCAACATTCTCTGCTGCTATTCAAAAAGATGACAGCATTTTATCTCCAAGTTTAACTACATTCCCTCTGGATTTAAAATATAAATCAGCAACAGGATCTAGTATCTTCCCATCAACTTCTGATGCCGAGATAGCTACATTAGGCAGAAATGATCATGCAAAAATCGTTGGGCAACCATACGGTACCAACTTTAGAAACTTAGTAAGTAACTATTGGTCTTATAACGGAACTGGTCAATTATCACCTAGCCACGATATGGCACACGATACTACATCGAATCCAGTTACTCTTGATATAGATTTAGTAACACCATTCACAGACTTTATAGAAAATTTACAAACATTTATTCCTTTGACTCAAACTACAGCCGTAAATACCGGTTCAGTTACGAGCCATCTTGGAGGTCGTACTTGGCAGACAGTAACTGATTTTACAGATACAACTAATACTTTAGGTATTGATCCTAATTCTGTTCCAGTTAACAATACAGTAGGTGACTTTGTATCAGATTTCCAATTCTCACCATTCATGAGAGCAAGAGATATTAAAATATTTATTGCTGGTTTAAGACCAGACACACCGCATTATTTCTATTTTGACGGTGTTGCAGTTACTGATAAAGTAAGAGCAGGCGATCCTGACTCTACAACAGCACGTGATGTTCAACCGTTCGGTGCCTTGTCCAGTACTGAAATTAGTACAGATTCAAATGGTATCTTAAGAGCGGTATTCGAATTACCAGGCAATACATTCTTCGTAGGAGAAAGAACACTGACTGTTGCAGATAGTAGTACATTCGGTGATATTAAATCTGCATCTACTTCTCGCGCATCTATGGATTATCACGCTTATAATATCTCTATAGAAAAAAGCAGTTTAACAACTTCTACTAGAGTACCAGAATTCGATATTACATCGACTGTAACTACGAGAAGCGTTGCTGGTCGACCATTTAATATCGATCCTTTAGCTCAAACGTTCTTTGTTAAAAGCGGTATGGGTAGAGGAGCAAACTCAATCTTTGCTTCAAAGCTTGATTTATACTTTAAGCGTAAATCTGAAGTTAACGGCATTACTGTAATGTTAAGAGAAGTAGTAAACGGTTATCCATCATCTGCAATCTTACCTTTCTCTAAAATACATTTACAAGCAAGTGCAGTTAATGTTTCAGATGATGCTAGCGCAGTAACAACCATAGATTTCGATGCGCCTGTAAGATTAGATATAGAAAAAGAATACGCTATTGTTATCATGCCAGATGCTAACGATCCAAACTATCTAACATTTACATCAAAAGTTGGTGGTACGGACTTAACGCCTGGTGCAACGCAAGGACAAGCTGTTGTTCAAGACTGGGGTGATGGAGTTCTATTCTCATCAACAAATAACATGGCTTGGAAATCTTACCAAGACGAAGATCTTAAGTTCACGATTTATAGACATAAATTTAACTCTGCAACCGGTGCAGTTACTATGACTAATGACGATCATGAATTCTTTACGTTATCTGATTGGACTGGAAGATTTAGTGATGGAGAAGAAGTATATACTGCTCTTGCTCTTTCAGGTTCGACAAGCGCATCTGTAACAATGATTTCAGGAACTAATGTTATAAGTGGTACAGCTTTAGGAGATACTTACGCAGCTGGTGATAGAATTCTTATCACTTCTGGAGTAAATAAAGAAATATTTGAAATCGCAAGTGTTGATAGTTCAACAGAAATGACTGCGACTAAGAAAATATCTTATCAAGCTGGAGCTGGTACTGTAGGTACACCTATCATAGCTGGTACTATATCGCATTATAATCCTTTAGAAAGAAGTATAATGCATCTTGTAAAAAGTTCTGCTACTAATTCTAAAAAGTTCTTAGCTGGTCAAACTATTACAGGTTTAAGAAGTACGATAGAAGGAACGATCGGTTCAGTAGATAATATTAATCTAAGTTATGTGCAGCCTTTAATTATGAAAACAAATGATTCTACCACTAGCACAGGATTACGCAGTGTTGTAACTGACCCTGCTAATACTTCAACTAGTTATGCGTTGCCAATGCAATTTGGTGCTAAGAACACTTTTAATAAGAAGGGTGTTACAGTATTTTCAAGATCAAACGATATCGCTTTATCGAAACCATTTGAAATTGTGGTAGATATGGCAAACGGATCTTCTGAAACTACTTCGCCCGTTATTGATTTAGAAACATCTTCTTTACTTGCATATCAATATAGAGTTACAAATACTGCTGATACTACTTCTAAATATATTAGTAAAACAATTGAATTGGCAGAAGACTTAGACGCTGAAGATATGGAAGTTGTTATAACTGCGTATAAACCATCTGGTTCTGATATTAAAGTTTATATTAAACCGCAGAATGTATATGACTCAGCATCATTTGCAAGTATACCTTGGATGGAGTTAGAAGCATTTGAAGGTGGAAGTTCATTTAGCTCAGATCTTAATTTACAAGATTATAGAGAAATCAAATATAGAGTTAAAGCTGCAAATCAAAATGGCGGAGTTATAGAATATACAAGTACAGGTGGAACTTTCTTAGGATATAGAAAGTTTGCTATACGTATAGATATGCTTTCACCAGATATTGCAAAAGTACCAACTCTTAGGGATATGAGAGCGTTAGCTTTGACATGATAAATCAGGGGTTAATTAGGGACAAAACGCGAGCAATTTTAAATACCGATGCCGCGGCTTTAAATAAATATAAGCAAGAACGAGCATTGCATAGAAAAGTAAATAACCTAAGCAAAGAAATTGATGATATTAAAAGTCTATTATTACAAGTTACAGATAGACTAGATAAGATAGAGAAGTAGAGATGGCAAAACCTAATATTCAAAACATTACCACTACACAAACATTTCAAAATTGGTTTGATAAAACCAACGAGATGGTAGATCTTATGCGATCATCCGTTATAACAGCAACAGCGTTAGGAGATTCTACAACTGGAGATGCTTCATTAGCCGGTGACTTTACAGCAAATAATATATTTGCCGATACATTGTTAAAATCAGATACTATTGAATCTTTTTCTAGCAATAACAGAATTGATCTAAACTCACCAATAAAAATAAACGGTAGTTCTAAACAAGTTGCTATATTTAATTTTAATACTGGAGCACAAACTAGATATACAGATGGAACATTATCTTGGGATATGGGCATTAATAACTCTAGTGACGGTGATTTCGTTATCGATACTGGTTCTGGTGATGTTAAATTTAAATTATCGACTGCAGGTACCTTAGATATTATTAATTTAAACGTATCAGGAAGTACAAATATAACAGGAGATATTGATCTTGACGGTACTTTTACAGGAAATGTAAGTGCAAATACTATATCATTTGTTACTGCAACTGGCGGAACATTTACTGGTGATCATGTTGGTGATATTTACGCTTCAAACGGTTCGACTAAAGTATTCGAAAACGGAAATGGTACTGCTGCTGGTGTAGCTCAATTTACAGGTAACGTTCAAGGTACTGTATCAAGTTTAACAAACCATTATACAGACGCGCTAGCTGAAAAGCCTGACAATTTAGGTGGACCAACAAATTTATGGTATACTGATACTAGAGCTAGATCCTCGCTTTCAGCAGGAACTGGTATGTCTTACGACTCATCTACAGGAGAATTTTCTATTGGTCAAACAGTAGCTACAACTTCAGATGTTACATTCGGTGGCGTTAGTGTTAATGGTTCTGTTGTTGCAACTGGTAATATTACTGCTTATGGCACTGTATCAGATATCACAATGAAAGAAAACATTACACCAATTGATAATGCTTTAGAAAAAGTACAACAATTAGGCGGCTACTTGTTTAATTATAAAGGTGATGATACACAAATGAGCGGTGTTATGGCTCAAGAAATTAAAGATGTTGTTCCAGGTATTGTCTACGAAATAGAAGACCCAAATACAAAAGAAACAGTTTATGCTGTAAGGCACGGAAATCTGGTTGGTCTACTAATCGAAGCCATTAAGGAATTAACTGAAAAAGTAGGCAAATAATATGGCTATCAAGGCTTCTGGCACTTTATCGATACAAGATATTGTTGATGAATTTGGAGGTACCGAACCTCATAGTTTAAACGAATATTATCGTGGTGGTGATAATGTATCTAACAACTCGTATAATCAAAACATTCCTACAAACGGTGAAATATCGGTAGGAGATTTTTATAGTGCAAGAGCCTCAGTTCAGTTTGCAATATTAGCATACGGTGGTGGAGGCGGTGGAGGTAACGGCTTTGCAGATGGTTCTGGATCTGGAAGAACCAATCAAGGTCGAAGCTCTGGTATTATGTCAGAAGCAACATATAATCTATACGTGACAAATGGTAATATAGGAACTGTAAATGTTCCTTCTGGAAATTATCTTGCTGCGGCAATTGCGACAGGCGGAGCTGGAGGATTTATAGCAAACAGTAACGGAACTTCTGCTGGTTTTGCAGGTGGAGGTACAGAATTCGGAGAAGGTGGTGCAGGCGGTGTTGTTAATAATATAGGTGGAGATGCACCTTGGGGACATTGGGGCTCAGGAGGTGGCGGAGCTGGTGGAGATAACGGTTCTGGATCGTATCTTGGTTATAACAACGATAGTCCTGGTGAAGCCGGTACTGGAGGAAATCAGGGTAGTAACATTACTATAAGTTTAGATTTAGTTGCTGGCGTAAAGTATTATGTAATGATCGGAGGCGGTGGTCAAAACGGTACAGGTGGAAACTACGCGGGTGGAGACGGAAATCCTGGAGCAGTTTTATATAGAATTAATAGTGATGAGTTGCCTCAATTTGTAGGAACAGGTAACAACGCTGACGGCGTAATCGCTCCAGAAGAAGCGACTGGAACTGAAGCGCTTAGAATAAAAAATCACGTTTTTGAAATTGTATTAACAAATAGTGGTGATATCACTACTACAAAAGTATTTTGAGGAATAAGATATGGATATGAAAAAATTCAAAGGCTTTTATCCATCTTTAGATAGAGCTTTAGATATTGTTCCGAATAATATGATACATTCTCTTGTTTTTACAAGAAGAGAAAATTCATTTACTGCTGCTCTTATCATGCATTACAGAGGTGATGAATATAGAGAAAAGTTTGAAGAACTAATTAATTATGATCTCGGAGCAGATTGGTATAAAGCAGCTTATAGAATTAACGTTGCATTTATGTGTGTAGACTTAGAAAGTATTGATACAGAATCATTAAGAGTTTATAAAAACCAACCACAAAATATCCCTACTGGAATAGAAGCTACAGATGATGTAGAAGATTGGCATGAAAATTTAGGTTATTATATTAACACTAAAACTAATGAAGTTTTAGGAACTAAACACTACATAAGAAGTTCGCGAGATCGCTGTTACAAAATTGATTATTATGACAAATCTGGCAATAAAATAAAAGAAGATCAAAGAGAAGTTATAGGCGAATATGAAGACTGGAACGGTCCTAAAGAAATCTATAATATTGCGGTAGAAGCTGGTGTCTCAACTGGGTTTGCTAAGAAAGTAAACAAAGATCAAGGCTATTTTATTGTTCACCAGGACTAACATCCTCAGCCAGATTTATATAAATAAAAGAAATTAGATTTAAAAAGGTACTCGAGAATGTCGTTGATTTCAGAACTAGGTCCGATAAAAGGCGCTAATACAAGATCCGAGGACTTGTTTGTCATTGTTAACTTGATCCAAGGTGATGACGGAACGAAAAACATCACACGAAAAGAGATGGTCCAAGCTCTTCAGTATGAAATATTCAATAGAATAACTATTACTGGCGGGACGATATCAAACGTTACGATGTCTTCTTCTACTCTTAACACAGTTATTATCAATGACTCAGCATATAATAACGGAACGATTACAGGTTCAGCACTAAGCTCTGTATCTATTATTAATTCTACAGCAAATAATCTTACTATTACGAGCTCAGATTTCTCTGATGGTACTGGTAACAATAACATCTTTACCAACACTACTTTAATTGACTCAGACATCCTTGATAGTGATGCCAACAATATGTTAATTGATAACTCTGATTTCTCTAATGGAACAGGCAATAATAACGTATTTACAAATTCACGTATCGATAACTCTGATTTTGCGAATGTTGCAATTGAAGGTGGTACTGCTAATAATCTAACTCTTACGAATGTTATCATCGACGAAATCGTTCTTGAAGACGCGTTGATGTCAAACTCAGTAATCATTACTACTGACTTTAGTAATGGTACAATTCGTGACACAGCAATTTCTGGTAATACAACTATCGTTGACGCTAATTTCTCTAATGGCGACATTCGTGACACAGACTTAGATAATGTTGATATTACAAACTCTCGTTTTTCAAATGGTCAAATTTGGGATACAACTGTAAGCAACTCAACTATTATTGACACGACTGCAAATAACATTGTAATGACATCTTCAATCATATCAAGTTCTGCACTTAATGATAGTACTGCTAACAATGTTAACGTTACAAACTCAGACTTCTCTGATGGAACCGGTAACAATAACATCTTTACCAATACTACTATTCAAGATGGTACACTTGCTAATAACGTTATTACCAACTCATCATTCCAAGGTACACTTGATAATGTAACTGCTCAGAATATGACAATCACAAGTTCATCAACTGAAGGACTTGGTCAACAAAAATCAGTTATTGAAAATTCAGAATTTAAAGATGGTACTGTATCTAATTCATCAATCGAGGAAAGCACTCTTGTTGATTTTGATATGGATATTACCAGAACATTCGAGCCTATGCTTGATGAAGATAGTTACTTTGCTCTAAAGAACGTCAAAACTGGCGATACAGAGAAAATGACTTATCGTCAACTTTACAACGAATTCTCAAAGAAAACAGAAAAATCTCTTAAAGTACATGTTGCTTCGGACGGTAACGATGATTATCCTGGTACAATTCTACAACCAGTTCGTACATTAAAACGTGCTGAGAAAATTGCTTTAGAAAAAGCTGGCGGATCTTATGATCGTAACGCAATTAATGATGCAGTTCACATTTCAGTAGGTCCAGGTACTTATTATGTAGATGAGCCTGTCATGTTGCCAGATGATTGTTCTATGACATCAACTGCTGGTCAGTACGCTACTGTAATTCAGAAAAAGCCAGGTTGGGAAAGAACAAACGGTATCTTAGTTGGATCTGGTTGTTACGTCCAAGGTTTCTCTTATATGAACTTTGAGGTAGATAACTTTGACCAACCTGAAGGTGGTTTTGCTATCGCTTACAGACCGGGTGCTCTACTAAGACGTTCTCCATATCTTCGTGACTCTACACAGCTTTCAAACTTTAATAGACTTGATGTTGAACCTCCGTTAAATCCGTTTAACTCAAAAGGTACCATCCTTGATTTAGGTCAGGAATTCTATTTAGTTGCAGGTCACTCTGCTCAAACTCAATTTGAAGTTGATGATGAAGTAACATTCTCATCTGGTGCAACAGGTTATGTTTCATATATTGCTGATATTGATACTAACAGACAAATTTATGTTCGTAACCTTAAAGGTAATGTTGAAGTTGGAGATATTTTATACGCACAACGTGGTGGTACAGGTACTATCGAGTCAATCGGAATTGATGATTTCCCTAACAGACTAGTTGGTCGTGGCGGTGGTTGTCTACTCGCAGACAGAGCACAACTTGATACAGACTCACTATATACATACGTACTTTGTTTTGGTTTCACACCTCGTACTCAAAACGGTACAGGTTACGTTGCTAAAAACGGTGCTGGTGTTAACGGTATTGGTTCACTTTCAATCTTTACACGTCAGGCGTTCTTTGCTCTTGACGGTGGCCAAATGACATTGAACAACTCAGGTTCTCAGTTTGGTGACATATCAATGAGAGCAAGAGGCAGTACGGTTATTATTAGACCTGCAGAAGCCACTGCAGCCAACTTAACAGCAAACTCTGCATTCGCTGACGTAATCGAAGAAAATAAACAAGAAATAGTAGATGATATGGTTTATCATCTTACAACTCCTGTTGCAAGCGGTGGTTTGGGTTATCAAGGTTATAACGCTGATAAATGCTTTAGAGATACTGGTATTATTGTTGATAATACAGGTTATGACATTGCAACAAACGGAAACTATTGGGGAAGATTAAACGGTATATCTTACCGTTCACCGATTTCATATCTTGTTGTTGACGAACAATTAACAGAAACTACTGGTTCTATCGAACACCTTAAAGACTCAATGACTAGCTCAGATGGCGGCATCTTCGGATACGCAAGTTCTACAGTTAGAGCAAGAATTGATACTTCTTTAAATGAAACTCTTAATATTTTACAAAACGGAGAAGAAGCTGCTAATCCTATTATCTTCGCTGATACAGGAAAATCAGATCAAACAGCGGCTCGCGAAGTAGTACAAGTAAACAGAGATTTAATCATTAACGAATTCGTAGATTGGATCGACAACAACGACGAGTTTTATGCTTATGACAGTGTAAAATGCGAACGCGATGTTCAAGAGTATATCTTACCAGCAGTAAAATATGATATGATGCTTGATACTAACTATAATGCTGTAACATCAGGTTTAGCTTATTATGTTAATACTGCAAGAACAAGTTTAGAAAATCAAAGAAATGAAACAGTTGCTTCATTTAAAAGATTACGTAAAACTACTGATGAATTAATTCAGGCCAATTCTGCTCCTGCTGCTCAAGATGCTTATGATGCATTCAGCGTAATCATTGACTCAATTTCTAATGTTGGTGATAAGTACACACCAACTAAGGCAACATACGATCCGACAACTGGTGCGATGGTTATCACTATTGGTACTCACGACTTAACAGTTGGACGTTACGTTAACCTTGCTGAAGAATCATTTACGTTCACATGTTCAAGCGATAACTTTAAAACAAAAATTAGCCATCCACGTAAATCAGAAAAAGCTTACTTAGCTGCGCTTCCAATCGTTGCGGTATCAGCAAAAACTATTACGGTTAACCCTGGATTAACAGCTGCTAACTTCGAACACAGATTTGTTGAAGCATCTGATAACGCTGTATCAGTAATCGGCGAAGCTATTACATTCAGTGATAACGCTGCAATCTCTGCAGATAAACGCAATGCTCGTAAACATCTTCAAGCTAATAAAGAATACGTACAAGATTATATGATGCAATGGGCTGACGATGAATTCTATTTCTATGATAGCAAAAAATGCCATAGAGATACAGAAGAATATATTTTACCAGCTGTTCAAAGAGATATGATCCTTGGTACAAACTATAACGCAATCCAAACTGGTGCTGCATATCGTACTAAATCAGGCGAAGTTAGTGTTACAGATCAATTGGTAGAAACAGTAGGATCTATTGATTATTTAAAATCAAGAGCTGCTATGTTTATTGGTGATAACTCAATTGCTGTTGATAGATCTAATGACTCATTCGATGAAATGAAAAGATTACTTAATAACAATGGTAAGAAATACACACCAACTAATGCATCTTACGATCCTGCAACAGGTTCTATAGACTTAACTATTGGTTTACACGATTTTGATATCGGTGATGAAATTTATATCGAACCACATAGTTTAGTGTTTACATGCGCACTCGATGGCAATGCAACTAAGCATGCTTATCCTGCTACTCAGTTCTTAAACTTTACACCAACTGATGCAACATACAATGTAGCTTCTGGAGAGTTTAGTGCAACTATTGGAACTCACACTCTTAAAGTTGGCGATAAAGTTGAATTTAAACCAAATTCTATTGTATTCACTTGCGAGCTTGACAACGACATAACAAACCACCCTGCACCTGAATCACATCACCCGTTCTATAAGAAACAAATTACTATCACAAAAGTAGATGCTACTAAAATTTATATGAATGTTGGTGGAATTGTTGACGGTGGTGGTGTTCATACATTTGTATCTGCGGCAGATAACGCGATACAGGCCGAGAAAATACATCCTATATACAAAAAGCCTGTTACGATTTCAGCAAGGACCGGTACAACGATTACTGTTAATGTTGGTGAGTCAAGTGATACATCAGTTCATACATTTGTATCTGCAACAACTAATGCAATTCGTGAAGCAGGAATGTGGACAGGAACATTTACTCCACAAACAGCTACATATGATCCTATATCAGGTGATATGGAAATCACAATTGGTCAGCATGATTTACCAGTTGGTAAATGGATACAAATCGCGCCTGAGTCAATGGTGTTTAGTTGTGATGTTGGCGGTGTAACAGGAACAGATGCTGCTCCGTTATACGATCACCCAGCATATAAAGAACCAGTTAGAGTAAAAGATGTTACTGCTAATACTATTACAGTAAATGTAGGTAATGCAAACGGACATGCAAATAACCACACATTTGTAAGCGCAACTGCAGACTGTATCGATGCTAACGCATTATACTTCTCAGATCCTGCTAAAGTATTAAAAGCCTATACTCCAACAACTGCTACATACGATCCAGTAACTGGAGAATTTGTAGTTACTCTTCCAGCACACGATCTTACTACTGATGATCATATCGAGCTACAACCACAAAGCTTCGTATTTAGTTGTGCTGCAAACGGTGGAGGTAATGATTATTCACCACGTATTGGAGACTTTGCATATAAGTTACCATTAAAAATTAGCGCAGTAACTACAAATACAGTAACGGTTAATGTTGGAAACGCTGGAACAAATACAGACGTGCATACATTTGTAAGCGCTGACGAAGGAGCAGTTATTAAAGTTGCAGGTTCTCAGCAAGGTGTATACGCATCTAGAAAATTACAGAAAAACAAAGCGTATTTACAAGCAGAAGTTGCTGCTTACTTGGATACAAACTATTTCATCTACGATAAAGATAAATGTTCAAGAGATACAGGTTTAATTTTAGATGCAGTTGCTAGAGATATTCTAACAGACTCAACTGTTAACGCTTACTATGTAGGTAAAGGTTACACGATTGGTACAGTAGGTGCCAACGCAGTAATTAACGAACAATTAACTCAAACAGTTGGTGCTATCACTTGGCTAAAAGGTAAAATTGCAACTGAAGTATTAACAGATGCGACAGCGATCACGAGATCGAATGCAGCGTTTGATACTGTTATTGATATTATGACAAACGGTATCGGTGGTGCTGCTTTACCAATATACGGTGACTTAACAATTTCACCAGAACATCGTCAAGCAGGTAAAGCAATAATTACTAACAAAGCGTTTATCCAAAAAGAAATCATCGCGTTTATCACAGCTAACTATCCAAACTTCGTATATAACACAGCTGCATGCGAAAGAGATATGGGTATCTTCGTTGACCTAACCGCATGGGATGTACAAAACGGTTCGAATGCTTTAAGTGCAACTAACTCGAAACTATACTTTGAAAACGCTATCCCAGTATTAGACGATGAGGAAGTTGTTCCAACATCGGAAGCATTCTTCTTCGCATCAGATCTAGTTGGTCAAATTGTTAGAAACGAAGTTGTTACTCCACTTCAAGGTGTGGTAACTCAAACTATTGTTGAAACAACAACATATACTCCAACAACTGCAACATACGATCCTGCTAATGGCGACTTCGTAATGACTATGCCTGGACATACTGTTTCTCTTAACGACAGAGTTACACTAGAACCAAATAGCTTTACATTCACATGTGCAATGGACGGTGACGATGCTGCTAAAACTTATCCTCGTGCAGGACTTGATCCATACGCGTTAAAAACATATTTAGTTAAAGAAGTAACATCAAGCACAGTTACATTAGATGCTGCGGCTTCTGGTCCTAACAAATACTTTACACCAACAGCCGCTGTTTATGACGCGGCATCAGGCATAATGGAAGTTACAGTTGGACAACACGGCTTAAGAGTCGGTAACGGTGTTGTTCTAGAAAATAACTCTTTCACATTTACATGTGATCAAGATAGTAACGCAACACAACATACATATCCAAGAGTTGGTGATCCATTAACTGGTAAATCATTAACAATTACTGCGGTTGGTGAAACTCAACATACTCCAACAAATGCAGTTCATAGCCCATCAAGTGGTGATACAACAATCACATTAGCTGGCCACGGATTTAGTAATGGTGATTATGTAATGATCGCAGATTACGGATTAGTATATACATGCGTACTTGACGGTTACACAGTTGAAAAAGGTTATCCAAGAGCTACTGATTTTGCATCTAACCGTTGGTTGGAAATTTCAGATGTTACAACTGATACATTCAAATTAAATGTTGGTCCATCTCCATATAACGGTGCTCACACATTTGTATCAGCGACTTCCAACTCAATCAGACGCCAAACTGGTACAATGACATTTAATGTTGGTGACGCAGGATCAGCTTCTGGATCAGTACATACATTCGTAAGTGCAACAGCCAACGCAATTAAACATGAGCCACAAACTGTACATACATTCGTATCGGTTACTGCTGATGCAGTTAAAGTAGCAAATATGGCAGAAGCTTATACACCAACAGATGTTGCATACGATCACATATCAGGTGTCATGACAATGACGTTGGGTACACACTCATTTACTGAAAAAGACTACGTAATTTTTGCTGAAAACGCAATTACATTAAGTTGTGCAAGTAATGGTGGTGGTAACTTATCTCATCCACGTCCTTCAGATCCAATATTCAACAAACCAGTTAGAATTGACTCCACTACTCCAACAACAATCACGTTGCAAGTTGGACCAGCTAATGTTAATGCCGCTCATACATTTGTAAGTGCATTAACCGACGGTGTAAGAAGATCAATTAAGCCTGAAGTTTCAGAATTAGCTGAGCAGTTATTCTATGATGTTGGCGCTGTTATTAGAGAGAACGATGGAACGATCCCTGCGATTGTTGAACCAGCATTTGATACTCATACCGCAAACTATACATTAGGTTCAGAGTTCGAGTCAATCAAAGGTCAATCAATCAAATATCAAACTGAAATCAATGAATATATTACAGAAACATATAACGGTTTAGCATACAATATCGCAAAATGTCCAAGAGATGTTGGTTATATTGTTGACGCTATTTCAGAAGATTTAGAATATGGCGGAGACTCTGCTACAATATTTAATGCAAGATACTATTTTGAAGGCGCTATAAACGTACTTCCAATGTATCAAAGAAAACCTACAAGATTAGCGTTCACTCACATTGCAAATGTAATAGAAAAAGTTATAACTAATACTGTTAATGAGCCAGTGTTTGGAACAAGATTTACACCAACAACCGCTACATACGATCCAGCTACTGGTATCATGGAAGCCACGGTTGGTGCACACACATTAACAACTAGCGATCACGTTTGGTTCAAGCCAAATGCAATTACATTCTCTTGTGATACTGGTTCAGGTCCAACTAACCACGCAAGCCCAGAAGCACATCATAGGTTCTTCAATAAAGCATGTCCAATCATCGGAGTAACAGCTACGACTATCACAATGTGGGTTGGAAACGCTGGATCATATAGCGGAGCTCATACTTTTGTAAGTGCTTTAACTGATGCTATCTCTCAAATAAACGGCAACATCGTATATCAAGAAGTTGCAATGCAAGCTGCCGATGCCGCAACAGGTACTGAAGCTAAGAGACTTGCAAACATTATTTCAAATATTGTTGATGATAGATTAGTTATTCCTGATTATCAAGGTTCATTAGATATAACACAACAAACACCAGAATCTCTTCCTACAGAGAACTTGTTGACTAAACCTAAAATGGATCCTGCTAGAACATTCGCACGCAAATCTCTACAATGGAACAGAACGTTTATTCAAGAAGAGATTATTCAATTCGTACGCGATAATAACTACACATTTGATGAAGCTAAATGCGCAAGAGATGCAGGCTTTATCATTGATGCGGTTAGAAGAGATGTTCAAACAGGTTCAACTTATAATGGTAAGTACATTGGTAAATCTTACAGAATTGGTACTGTAGGAGCCGATAAGGTTATTCAAGACCAACTTGCCGAAACAATTGAAGGAATTCAATATGTACAAAAAGACATCGAAGCACAACTTTCCGGTGTAGCACTATCTAGAGCTCAGAATTCCTTCAGTAATATTATCAATGCGATGGTCAATGACTATACTCCAGACGGAACAAATTATAGTTACGGTGATGGTAAAGTTTCAGAAAATCACGAGTTTGCTCGTACAGGTTTACAATTAAACAGAGCATTCTTACAAGCTGAAGCTACTGCTTGGGTTAATGTGAATTATCCTGGACTATCGTATGATGTTGCTAAATGCCAAAGAGATACTGGTATCATGGTTGATGCAGTATCTTATGACGTACAACATGAGTCAAACTCAGCAATGTTAGATGTTGCTAAACTATACTTTGAAAACGGATTATCAACACTTTCCGCAGATCAACGTACACCTACAGCAGCATTATATACACACTTAAGTTCTGTTGCTTCGCAAATCGTTCTTAAACAAACAGTTTCAAAATCTTCTGGAAACACCGAATTACAAAATACTTCTTTCGGAGTTGTAACTGCACCAGTAGCGCAACATATTACATCTCTATGGAATATAGTTGGAGATTTAATTGCTGATGACTCATTAATCAATATGCCACAGCTTGTTGAAGCAAAAACAACAACTTCTGGTGCTGATGGTTACTTGTACGAAACAGAAGCTGCGCTTGTAGGATCTCGTAAAGATAATCTGCAAGCTACAATCACAAACTACTTAAGAGAAAACTTCGGTTATCTCGAGTATGATGAAGATCGTTGTAGAAGAGATACTGGTTATATTGTTGATGCTATATCACACGATATCCAATACGGTGGTAACTCTGCAATGCATGGTACTGCTGAACTCTATTTCAAAAATGCGGTTAATATTTTACCTGCTGATCAAAGAGATTCAACAAGAGAAGCATTTGAACATCTTGGTAAAGTAGTTCGTTGGGTAACACGTAATGAAATGATACCACGTAAAGAAGGACGTAAGTTTACACCTACTTCTGCAACCTATGATCCAGATACAGGTATCTTTACAGCTACTATGGCAAATCATAATCTTAAAGTTGGAGATTATGTAATGATTGCACCAAATAGTATTGTATTCACATGCGCATTAGACGGTGGTGTACATGAACATCCTGCTCCTGAAGCACATCATCCATACTATAATGCACCAATGAAAATTACTGCAAGAACTGGAACAACTATTACTATGGATGTTGGTAAAGTTCCTTACGGTAAAGGTGGCGGTGCTCATACTTTTGTAAGAGCTACAATGAATGCGATTACTCACTTAACTGGTAATACTGTTAAGCAAGAAATGAGTAATATGACTGCAAGAAGATCTATCGCAAACGAAGCGATGGAATTAGCTACGATGTTGGCGAAAGTTGCAGACGATAATAGTCCTGCAAATATTCCATCAAGAATTGATCCTGATACAAGTTGGATTGAAACTAACTTGATAACTGCTAAAGCTGCAATAGATAACAACTCTATTCAGATGGCTAAAGACTTGCAAGTTTATATTTCAGAAACATATAACGGTATTAGTTACTCTAAAGAAAAATGTCGCAGAGATGTTGGTGTGATGATAGACTCTATTTCACACGATGTTAACTATACAACTAACTATGCAATGTTGATGACAGCAGGCTTATACTTTGAAGGTGCTCACTCAATCTTACCTGCAGATCAAAGACAACAAACCGCTAAATTCTTTACTGAAATGGCAAGAGTTGTTGAAGCTATCGTACAAGGTCAGACAGCATATCAAACAGGATTTACTGCCACAAACGCAACATACGATGCTGATACGGGTTACTTCACAGCTACACTTCCTGCAGATCACGGATTTAAGATTGGTGATTACGTATCATTCGATCCTGCAAGCTTCACATTCGCTTGTGATACTGGTTCTGGTGTAACTAACCATGCTGTACCTGAAGCACATCATCCATATTACGATGTACCATGCCCAATCTTATATGTTGAAGGTAGTGTCATTACAATGTGGGTTGGAGCTGCAGCCACATACTCAGGTGTACATACATTCGTAAGTGCAACTGAAGAAGGTCTTAAGAAAGCAGTAAGAACTTGGACTGCGCAAGATAAAACAAATACAAACGCTACCGCGGTTGAAGGTGAAGAAGTTGCAGATCTAGTAAGAATTGTTGAAGATGCAATTAGAAGAGATAATACTGATGGTCTACCTGATATTATCGAGCCTAACATAAGTTGGGTTAATGCTTCTAAAGTTGAAGCAGGTAAAATTATCGATGATAACCTCGATGAATTAGCTGATGATATTACTAAGTTCTTGAAAGATACATTTACAATTATCGATTATTCTAAAGCTAAGTGTCGTAGAGATGCTGGTTATATTGTAGATGCTATGAGTTGGGACCTTAACTATGGTGGTAACTTGGCAACAAGATGGAACGCTGATTTCTATTATTGGAATAATGAATTACGTATTCCTGAAGACACAAGAGTGGCTACTGCTAAAGCTTATCGTCAACTTGGTAAAATAGTAAGTCAAGTAGTTATAGGAAAACTTGCTGGTCAAGCTGTTCGTTCAGAATTAGGTACAACTACACAAGAAGCTCAAGCAATTAAACTTGGTGATATATTACATAACGTAATGTTCTATGACACACCTCAAGCTCTTGGTCCTGTAACAGAACCTAACTTCGAATGGGAAACAAACAAAGAATACGGTTTCGCAAAACAAATTCTTGCTAATAATAAAGTTAAACTACAAAGAGAAGTACAAAGATTTATCACTTCAGAATATAAGTTTATTGACTTACCTAAAACTTATCGTGATGGTCTCAACTTCCTTAAAGTTCTACAAAACGACTTTAATGGCCGTGTAGCTGATCCAGATGTTGGTACAGTTGGTTCTGATAAAGCTGCAAGATCGTTTGTTGGCGCATTGTTTAATATCGATGCACAACACGTATTCCCAGTGTTTAATCCACCTGCAGCATATACAAATTGGCGTAGATTGAGATTTAAAGGTACAGTCGATAATGTTCCTGCGTTAGCAACTTTGAACGCGACTTCTAAGAAATGGGATGCTCGTATTGTTCCAACAGATCCAAATGCTAATCGTTATGTAGGTGCTATTTACGTATATAACGGTGCAGGTGCTTGGAACATTGTATCTGAAGGTAATAACAATACAGATTTATTACTTGCCTTCACTGAGGCGTGGTCACGCATGAAAACTTATATAAATACAAATATCGCTCCTGATGTAACACACCAAACGACGGTAACAGAATTGATTGATAACGTAATTATAGACAGTGTTATTAGACCAGACTTCTTGACCTTTGGGTCGTTAGTTGAATCTATCGCGCACCAGTTTAACGGTGCTTCAGCTGGTGTTAACAGAAATGCGTTGCCGCTTAACTTCAGAAACGTTGGTGCTGCTATCGGTGCTAATGCTTCGGTATTATCAGAAAATGGTGGTCGTATTAGATGGTCAGGATCAGACGAATTAAACAACCAGTACTTCGCAAGAGGTCTTAAGATTAATGGTAGAACAGGTCGAATTGAAGGTAGACCATTTACCTCATCTGTTAGAAAACTTGCCCGAAGGGCATCAAATAGTAGGGCAACTCTATAATGGCAATTTACACAATAGCAACATCACAGGCGCCTGATGCAAAACCGGTCGCCAAATCCTTTACATTGACTACCAACTGGTTGCCAATGATAGAAGTACCAAATTATGAAGTCCCAGAGCTAGTCTTTGGGGGTTCAACTACAACAGAACCTGGCGTTGGTGAAGTTATTTCACCACTCATTTTATGTAACATTACCGCAAACACGGTAGCGGTTGATGTAGAAGTACATAGAGAAGCTGAGAATGCAGAATTTTATCTAGTTAGAAATTTACAAATTCCAGGTTATGAAACTATTCCATTACCTCTTAACGGGCAATTTTTTAAATCAGGTGATTTATTAAATCTGAAGGCTGATACAAACTTAGCAATTCATGCTACGTTATCGTTTACACTGGGCCAAGCCGAAGAGGATGACGTCTAATGGCATTTAATTCAATAAGCGGAAGTAGAATAATTGGTAAGGGTACGCCACAAGCTGTACCCATCCAATTAGATCCTGCCCCGTATACTGGAGCCATTGCTTATGGTTCAGACGGTTTAATATATGTTTCTAACGGTACAGCTTGGAACGCAGTTGGTGCAGGAATTCAGGGTACAACTGGTCTTCAAGGTGATGATGGATTACAAGGTACACAGGGTACGTATGGTCCAGGATTTGATGTTATTGGTTCTGTTACAGATGTTGATACTGGCGGAGACCAACAGGCAACTCTTAATACTGCATTCCCATCGGCTACAACTGGTCAAGGTGTTATCGATAATGCAGATGATGAACTTTGGGTTTATGACGGAGCAGTCTGGGTAAATGTTGGATCGTTTAGGGGTGTTCAAGGTTTTCAGGGTACGTTAGGTAACCAAGGTACACAGGGTACAATTGGTGAAGAAGGTATTCAAGGTTCTCGCGGTTATAGAGGATTTCAAGGAACGCAAGGTATACAAGGCGATACCGGTATTCAGGGTATGCAAGGTATTCAAGGAGACCAAGGGGTTCAAGGAATTCAAGGTGTCCAAGGAGATCAGGGTACGCAAGGTATTCAGGGCTTACTCGGTTTTCAGGGTATACAAGGACCGCAATCTATTCAGGGTACAACTGGTATACAGGGTGACCTAGGTTTCCAAGGTTTCTCAGGTGACGACTCAGGAATGGTTGTTCAATATAACGTAGGACACCAATTTGCAGAGCCAGGTCCAGCTACTTCTGGATTTATGATATTCAATTCGCCAGCAGCTGATACAGGTGCATTAACTGGCGCAACTAAACTTTGGATTGCTGATAGTGATACATTTAACATTGATTTAACAGCTTACTTCAATGCGTTAGGTACATCTAGCTCTACCAATAAAGGTTATATAAAAATCACATTGCGTGATAATCCTAGTACGTATGCCATATTCTCAATCCAAGGATTGGTTGATGATGGTAGTTACTTTGATTTAGATGTTACTTATCTAAGTGGTAATGGTAATAAAGAAGATTTTGTTGCTGAGGATTTACCTTCTAATCCAGGAACATATATTTCATTACCATGTATTGTTGCTTTAGATATATCAGGTGATAGAGGTTTTCAGGGAGTTCAAGGTTTTCAAGGAACGCAGGGACATCAAGGCGTACAAGGTTTACTCGGTAATCAAGGTACTCAAGGTCCACAATCTATTCAGGGTATCCAAGGCCATCAAGGCATACAGGGTATTAAAGGTATTCAGGGAAATCAAGGAACGCAAGGAATTCAAGGAATTCAAGGTGTTCAATCTGTTCAAGGTGTGCAGGGCATACAAGGTGGAACAGGTACACAAGGAATACAGGGTTTACAAGGAGACCAAGGGGTTCAAGGAATTCAAGGTTTTCAAGGCTATCAGGGAACAACGGGTATCCAAGGTGATACCGGATTTCAGGGTACACTAGGTAATCAGGGTATTCAAGGAATTGGCGGTAATCACGGCGGATTAACATTCGAATGGAATTTTAACTCTAACGTTACTCCAACAACAGATCCTGGTACAAGCAATTGGAAAATTAATAACGCTGACATTACTTTAGCTACAAAATTAACTATTGACGATTTGCCGCTAGATAATTATTCTGCTGCAATAGATGATATTTTTGATTATTTAGACTCAAATCAATCAGCGGTTAAAGGTCAAATCTTTATCGAAAGTGAACACGACGATAATGGACCTCCAGGACATCACTTCGTTGTTTACGAATTTACTAATTGGACTTGGGATTCTTCAGGCTCAAAACTATGGGGTGAATTTGACGTTACCCACGTAGAGTCTTCTTCTGTTGCAAGCAATGATTGGAATAACGTAGTAAATGATCACGGTTCTAAAGCTATTATCAACTTTATTCCAGCAGGTATACGAGGAACGCAGGGTGTTCAAGGACATCAAGGCGTTCAAGGAGTTCAGGGCGTTCAAGGAACACAAGGACCACAATCTATTCAAGGTACTACCGGTATTCAGGGCATGCAAGGTATGCAAGGTATCGAAGGTGCAAGAACATTTACCGTAACTAGCTCTGGAAGTACAGACTATATAGTAGATACTGTTGCAGATCCAGTCTTACATTTAATTAGAGGATTTACCTACTTATTTGATGTAGATGCGCCTGGTCACCCATTTGATATTAGAGTTTCAAACGGTGGAGCTCAGTATAATGACGGCGTTACAAATAACGGGGCAGCATCTGGAATTATTACATTCAGAGTTCCTTTTGACGCGCCAGCATCTTTATATTATCAATGCCAATTACATGCTGGTATGGGTAATACTATTGTTACTTCAGATCTTGGTCCTCAGGGTACTCAGGGTGTTCAAGCTCTACAAGGTATTCAAGGATTTATAGGTTTACAAGGCGATACAGGTGCAGGTAATCAGGGTATTCAAGGCACAATTGGTATTCAAGGCGATACAGGCTTTCAAGGAGTTCAAGGTTTCCCTGGTCCGATCGGTCCACAAGGTACACAAGGAACATTTGGTTTACAAGGTGGACCGGGTCAGCAAGGTACAACTGGTTCGTTTGGTGGTGTTACTTTTGATTACACATTCAGCACAGATACTACTACATCAGACCCAGGTGTTGGTACACTTAAGTTTAGCAATACGAGCATTAACTCTGCAGGTAATCTGTATATGGACGATAGAGATGATAACTTTACGGACATTCAACCGTTCCTTAGAACTATTGATGACTCAACAAGCCCTATCAAAGGTCACTTTAAAGTATCTGAAAATGGTTCACCTGAGAATTTTGCAGTATTCACTATAACTAGTGTCCAAGAACTTTCAGGTTATTTTAACATAATCTCTTCATATGTAAACGGTTCAGTCACTAGTTTCACAGATGGTGAAGATGTTGTTATCACGTTTGCAAGAACCGGTGATATCGGTGCAACTGGTTCTCAAGGTACGACCGGTATTCAGGGTGATGTCGGTTCACAAGGTACAGCAGGATTTATCGGTGGCGTAGGCTCGCAAGGTGTGCAAGGTTTTCAGGGTACACAAGGTTTTCAGGGTTTTCAGGGAAATGAAGGAATTGGTACGCAAGGTGCTACCGGTATTCAAGGTCCTGAAGGACAACAAGGTGACGAAGGTGAAGTCGGTGGAGACGGGCCACAGGGTGTACAAGGCTCGTTGGGTTTCCAAGGTGCAGATGGTTTCCAAGGCATGCAAGGTATGCAAGGTACGCAAGGCGTAGGAGCGCCTGGTGCTTCTGGTATTCAGGGTAATGATGGTTTCCAAGGTATACAAGGTATGCAAGCTGCCCAAGGTATTCAGGGTAATGTTGGACCAATTGGATTTGGTACGCAAGGTGTACAGGGCTTACAAGGTTTCCAAGGAGAAAGCGGTTTCCAGGGTGCTGGAGGTTTCCAAGGTATATCTGGTTCGGGTAACCAAGGTGTTCAAGGTTTTAACGGCTTCCAAGGTTTCCAAGGTGATAACGGTTTCCAGGGACCATCTGGTGCTGGTAACCAAGGTGTTCAAGGTTTCCAGGGTGCAATTGGTATCGGTGATGTAGGTTTCCAAGGTACTCAGGGATTATTAGGCCCGCAAGGTATTAGTGGTGAAGAGGGAACTGGCGGTGTACAAGGTTTACAAGGTTACTTCGGTTTCCAGGGTATGCAAGGTATTAGTGGTGCTTTAGGTAATACTGGTTTACAAGGCTTCCAGGGTATATCCGGTACGGGAATTCAAGGTGTACAGGGTAGAACTGGACAAGGCGTACAAGGTATGCAAGGCTTCCAGGGTTTACAAGGTTTCCTCGGGTTTCAAGGTGCTATCGGTGGCGGTGTACAAGGTTTCCAAGGTACAGCAGGTTTCCAAGGGGATTACGGTTTCCAAGGTACTCAGGGTGTTCAGGGTCCAGGTAATGAAGGTGGTGTTGGTAACTTACAAAACGTTCACACATCTGGATTGCAAGAAACTCCACTCTTTATTCCAATGTTTGAAGCTGGTGCAGATCAAAGACAGTTACTTGCTACGACTGGTCCAAATCCAAACGGAGAAAGTAACTTCTTCTATACTTCTAATATTGACGAACTTAGTGTTGAAAACATCAACCTTGGCGGTAATATTGATATAGGCGGTTCATTAACAGCAGGAGCTTTAACTGGTCTTACTTCAGATCTTAACTTACCAAATAACGTTTATATGGGCTTTGGTACTAACCAAGCTGCTAAACTAGGATTTGATAGTACTGGTTCTGGAACATTGAACATTGATGTCGACACAACTAATGTAAATGCGGTATTAATTGAAAAAAGATCAGATGGATCTGCGTTGTTTACATTCGATACGGCAACTGGTTCGTTTACAGCATCTGGTGATGTAGTAACAAACTCAGATGAAAGACTTAAAACGAATATTAAAACTATTTCTGAAGCATTACCTAAAGTAATGGAATTAAGAGGCGTATCGTTTAATATGAAAGATAATCTTGATTTGAATAAGATCGGACTTATCGCTCAAGAAGTTGAAAAGGTAATACCTGAAGTAGTTCTTACTGATAAATCATCACAACAAATTAAGTCAGTAGCTTACAGTTCGCTAGTTGGTCTCTTGGTTGAAGCCATTAAAGATTTAAAAACTGAGGTCGACGAAATAAAAGTGCAATAAGATTTTGTAGACACTATGGTTTAAATCGAGGGGGTCTATTCGTAGTACCCCCTTATTTTTTATAAATAGAATAAACGAATAAAGAGATGAAGACATGGGATCCAAAGCAAATATCTATATAGATCAAGGTACTGATTTTCGCATCACGTTGGAAATGTTCGACGGGGATGATGATGATTTGGTGATCGGCACTTTTAGTTTCTTCGCAGATTTAAGAAAAATGTACTCTTCAAAAAGAGCTGCAGAGTTTGTTGTAGAAAAGAACGAAAACGACATAACACTAGTTTTAGAAGCCGATGTTACGGCCAATCTAAAACCTGGGAAATATGAATATGATGTTTTAATGAGAAAATCCAGCGGTGAGATGTCCAAGATAGTTGAAGGACTAGCTATTGTTATTCCTACTATCACGGAGGTATAACTGGTGAGCATTAAAGTTAAAGTAGGTCAATCCCAGAAGATAAGGATTGTCGCTTCTGCAGAAAAGAAACCGTTAATTACGCCTGATTCGATAACTTTAGGAATCGATACGGTAGGTCAGTATGTAGCTAAAATTGACGCAGGTTCTGGTATTATAGTTACACCAGAACTTAACGTTGAAAACGCAAACCTAGTAATATCTCATGCCGCAACTTCTACAGAATTAAGTTCTAATAATGCTGGTTTAGAATTTGCTGGTAATATTGATATTGATCAATACGGTCACATTACTCAATTTACTAATCGTTCTTTTTCTAATACAAATTTCTCATACGCAAACACCGTTATTAGTACTAATGATATAACTCTTGGTACTACGGCTTTAACATTAGGCGAAACATCGAATAACATAATCGGTCTTACAACTTTTGAAGCAGGTGGTGTTGAACTATTCGATAGAACATTTACAGCAAACGGTAATATTAGTTTTGAGCCTGGCAGTAACAATGTTATTGACATGGGTTTCTCAAGAATTACTGGTCTTGCAACTCCTATTGACGGATTTGATGCCGTTAATAAAACTTGGCTTGAATTTGAATTAGATAGAGTTGAAACTTCTATTAAAGTTTTTGACGATCCTATTCTTCCTTCAGATGCTACTAATAAAAGATATGTTGATAACTTAGTTACTGGTTTTGTTGTTAGACCGCAAGCTTTAGCCGCAACAACAGCAGATCTTGGCGCTACTTTTGAAGAAGGTAATACAAGTGTAAGAGATACGCTTACTATTCCGCCAGTTAACTTTTTATATATCGATGATGTTACTACTTGGACATTAGGCGCGAACCTTCTTGTTAAAGACCAGACAGATGCTTCTGAAAACGGCTCGTATAATGTTAAGCAAATTGGTAGTGCCAATACAGCTTGGATTTTTGAAAGAGCTGATTTCTCTACAAACACTGAACTTCCTGGTTCTTATGAATTTGTTACTGACGGTACAATTAACGGCGGCACAGGTTGGGTTGCAACAGTTCTAGACGCTTCTAACTTTAACCTTAATACTGATCCTATTGAATGGGCTCAGTTCCAAGGTGAAGGTACATTTACTGCAGGCTCAGGTTTAAATCTTAACGGAACTCAATTCAGTGTTTCTCAAACTCTGTCATTGGATCAAATCAATCCAGTTGGTGACGATTTAATTGTTGGCGGAACTTCAGCACTTAGACTTCCTAAAGGTACAGTCGCTGAAAGGCCAAATGCACAAGCAGGTCAGATACGATTTAATTCGCAAGACAATCAATTCGAAGGTTATGATGGAGTAGCATGGGCAGGATTAGGTGGTACTGTTGATGTTGACCAAGATACAAAAGTTGTAGCAGAAAATTCACCTGGATCTGACGACGATCAATTACAATTCTTTACTGGCGGCACTTTAGCTGCTATGATGAATGCAAATAATGTTGCAACCTTTTATGGTGACGTAAATATTAATGCTCTTGGTTCTACTCTTAGTCCTAAAACTCCAGGTGCAATAAACTTAGGTGCTTCTAACTTTAACTATGATAAAGTATTTACAAGTAAAATTGGTTCAGACGATCAATTAGTTAGAATTGATACTACTGGCGCATTGGTTATGCCAAAAGGTACGACTCTTGAAAGACCGGTTGGTATCGTTGGTGGATTACGTTATAATATTGATGACGCAAGATTTGAAGGTTATGACGGTACAGCTTGGGCAGGTCTTGCTGGATCTGTTATGGATCTCGATAGAAATACGTATATTATTGCAGAAACTTCTGCAGGTGTAGATAACAATGATTTAGATTTCTATACTGCGAATACTCATAGAATGCAAATTGATCAAGACGGTAATTTAAACTTTGGTCAAAGTCTTAATAAGATTATACTTAACTATAGCACAGGCAATTTAATTGTCAATAGTGAAATTGGTTCTGCAAGTGATTTAGTTTTAAATCCTACAGGTAATATCGATGCAGCGAATAATACAATCACTAATGTTGCTGACCCTGTTAATCTTAGTGATGTAGTTACACTCAACTATCTTGGCGGATCATTTTCATCTAAGCTAGAAATACAAGATAATGCTAATAATTATTTAACAGATATAGATTTACTTCAAGATCCTAAACTAAAAATAGGTAGAGGTCTTGAACTTCAAAGTATTGATAGTGCAAACAATGAATTTGAAATAGGTATTGATGTATCTGGTGTTCAACCTGGGATGTACGGTGTAGATAACTTTACTCCTAGAATTAGAATTAACGAAGAAGGTCGTATTGATTTTGCTACAGACATTCCGTTAGAATTACAAGCCAACGCGATTCCAAACTTTACTGAAACATCACGTGATATCATTGGTCTAATGTTTACAGACGGTAATGCAAATAACGAAGGTATTATTGCAGTAAACGACGATGCTAACGATGTAATGAATTTAAAAGCTGCTAACTTTAACATATCTTTAGCAGGAGATTTATTTGGTCAAGCTCAAGTAACAAGGCTTTCAAATACACAAATTGATGCAACTATTACAGCAGATTACATTAGAGATATTGTTCCTTCTGGTCCAAACTCTGGTATTACGGTTTCTGGAGCAAATGGCGCAAGCGCTAATGCTTCAATAGAAATTGATTATAATCATCTTGATACAGTATATGCTGAGTTAGATGGAGCTACATTTAGTGGTAACGTATTCGCACCAAGATATTACGATAGTGATAATAACAATTACTTCGGTGATTTTGGAGGAGAAACAAGATTAAACCAGTTAAGAGTTGGTTTTGGATTAACTACATCTCAAATTAGTTTTGCTGACGGTGTAGGAAGTCAATCGACATTATATGCTGGTAATGGTAGAATTGGTTTCTTAAACAATACTTTTAACTTTGCTGCTTATTCTGAAAAAACGACAAGCAACTGGGTTGTAGAAAACGGTGATGTATTAGCTGAAAGATTTGTTGACGCAGACTCTACATCTTTCTTTATCCATCCAGGTGGTACAGATTCATACATTAAAGCTTTAGATGTTCAAGATAACTTTAGAGCAGGTGATGTCTTAGTTAATTCAAGAACTATTTCAACTGCTGTTGGAACTGGCGACTTAATACTTAATGCAGATTCTAATGAGATTTCAGTAGCTTCAAATAAGATTACTAATCTAGCAGATCCTACAAGTACACAAGATGCAGCTACTAAAGCGTATGTTGATAGTGTTGCACAAGGTTTAAGAGTTATTCCAGCAGCGAAAGCCTCGACAACAGCAGATCTTGGAGCTACTTACGCATTTAATGCTGGAGCAAGCACATTATCTATTAACGCTGGAGCAATACTAGATATTGACGGAGTATTAACTTGGTCTTTAGGTGATAGAGTTCTTGTAAAAGATCAAACAAATGCTGATGAAAATGGTTCTTATGAACTTACATCACTTGGCGATATATCTAATCCTTTTGTATTAACAAGAGGAGAATATTTTAATGAAACTTCAGAAATACCTGGCTCATTCCAATTTATAACTGATGGTAGTGTAAACGCAAGTTCAGGTTATGTAGCAACTGTATTAGATGCAGAAACATTTGTTCTTGGTACAGACGATATCGTATTTTACCAATTCTCAGGTGCTGGCACTTATACTGCTGGAAATCAATTAACATTAACTGGTAACGAATTTTCTGTTACTAATCCTCAAATCACTATTATTGGTGAAGTTGGAGCAAATCAAGATATATTATTAGGTGGAACACTTGAATTTGAAGGTACCGATGGCGTAAATACGACCATCTCTGCTGGAAAAGTTTCCATTGCTGTTGATGAAATAGATGGCGGAAGTTTTTAACTAAGCCATATTATTATCTTATAGGCTATATAGCTATTATACAGAAGGGGCATAAATATGTCAACAATTAAATTACGCCGAAGTGCCGTAGCCGGTAGAATACCTACTATTGCACAATTAGATTTAGGCGAATTAGCCATCAACACGAATGATGGTAAACTTTATTTTAAAAGACTTGATGTTGCTGCAAATACAGAAACTATTGTTGATGTTTCTGCCGATTTAGATGCTAACGCTATTCTCACATTACTTAAAACAGTTGATGGCTCAGGCTCTGGCCTTGATGCTGACCTGTTAGATGGACAGTCTGGAGATTATTATCTAGACTATACTAACTTTACAAACGTTCCGCCTGCAACTTTAGATTTAACTTTAAGCGGAAAAGTAACTGGTAACGCTTTTTCAAATACTGGCGTAATGACTCTTGTTACAGAGTTAGCCAATACCGCAGTTACAGCTGGTTCTTACGGTTCTGCCTCACAAATTCCGGTATTTACTGTTGATGAAGATGGTCGATTAACAGCAGCAAGTACAACAGCAGTTGCGGGTGTTGATGATTTTGTTTGGAATACAGCCAATAATACTTTGCAAATTGATACGGGAGATGGCTCCTCATTCTTTGCAGATATATCAGATTTTGGCGATCCAGTAAATATTAATACTACTTCTACCGTTTATTCAGATTCGTTTGATTTATTATCTAATAACCCTCTTACTTTTGGTTACAATTCTGGCGCTTTACCTCAATCTGTTTTAGGACCGACAAGAGATGACACTGCAGGTAACTCAGCTTTAGGAATTAGATTATATAATTATGGAACAGAATCTACCGGAGATTTCGCAATTATCGGTAAATCAAACGCGTCTGGATCTGCAGAGCAATTATTTAGAGTTAATTGGGATGGATCTTCTGTAGACTTAGCTGCACCTAAATTAAAATTAGGTGATACATCAAACAACTCTGTATCTTCAACCATCGAAAGTTCTGGTGTGCTAGTATTAGATCCAGCACCGACCGGTGGAAATGTTGCTGGTGCTGTAAGAGTTAAAGGTGATCTACATGTTGATGGAAACTTTATACAAGATTTAACTGTTACCTTGACAGGAGACGTTACTGGTACTGTAACTTCTAACAATACCATTATGTCTCTAGTCACTGATATATCTTCGAGTGGTGTTACTGCAGGACAATATGGTTCTGCTACGGCAATCCCGGTTATTACTGTTGCGGATGATGGACGTATTACTCTTGCTTCTACAACTTCAGTTGCAGGCGTTGATGACTTTACTTATGATTCAGCAAATAATAGTTTAGTTCTTCAAACTGGAGACGGATCATTCTATATAGCTCCTATTACAACGTTTGGATTAAATACAGATTTTAGCGCAGGTATAGATGTTACAGGTAATATCACTGTTACTGGAACTGTTGATGGTAGAGATGTTTCCACAGACGGGGCTAAACTCGATTTAATCGAAAATAATGCTACCGCAGATCAAACAGCTTCAGAAATATTAACCGCGATTAAAACAGTAGATGGATCAGGAACAGGACTTGATGCAGATTTATTAGATGGTTTACACGCTTCTGATATTCTTTCTCAAGCCGCTAATACAGCTTCGCAGTCAGTAGGTAACGGAGAAGTTGCTATTACTGCGAATACAGGATTAACCGGTTCAGGAACATTTAACCTTAATGATTCAACTGATCTTGCTATTAATATTCAGCACGCCGACACATCAAGCGTTGTCGATGTTTCTTTAGCATCAGGCCGAGCACTTACTGGCTTAACATTTGATACATTCGGTCATGTACAAACACATTCAAATACAGACTTTGACGATCGTTACTATACAGAAACAGAATTAGACGCAGGGCAATTAGATAATCGTTATTATACTGAAAGCGAAATAGATGGTGGTCTATTAGACAGCAGATATTATACTGAAACAGAATTAGACGCTGGTCAATTAGATAATCGTTATTATACAGAAACAGAATTAGACGCTGGTCAACTTGATAACAGATATTATACTGAAACTGAAGCAGATGCAAGATTTGTTAATGTTACAGGCGATACAATTACTGGAAACTTAGATGTTCAAGGTAACTTAGGATTAAATTACTCTACATTTGTATCAGCTCAAGTAACTACGACGACTACGGCAGCTACAACTCTATACGCGTTTCCTACTGCAAACTTTGGGTCTGCTGAACTTGTAGTATCTGCCACATCTGGCGGTAATAGACATACTACAAAATTATTGATAACTCATGATGGGTCAACTGCAATTGCTACAGAATACGCTACGATATTTACAAATGCAGAGATTGGAACTTACGATGTAACTGTAACAGGCGGAACTTTAGTTACGGTACAAGTAACTTCTGCAAATGCTAACTCTACGACATATACAGTAGCTGGACAGCTTTTGAAAGTCTAGTTTCATTATAAATAAAAGAAAAATAGAAGCCTAACTGGGGAGAGTGAACCGAATGGCAAATGATAAAAAATTCATAGTAAAGAACGGACTTCAATCTGAGAATAACGTTCTTGTCGGTACTACAACAGATGACGGCGTAAATAAATTACAAGTATCAGGTACAACTAAGCTTATAAACTCAGGCTCATCGGTTCCAATTACTATTGAGAACACGGGCGGTATTAATACTCCTTTAATAAATTTTGAAGGTGGTGTAGGCGCGCTACAAGTTAAAAACACGGGTAGCGGAGACTATAGTATTCTCAATACCTCAGGCGCTAACGAAATAAAATTTAATGATAATACTGCAAATGGTTTGGTATTCATTGCTGGCAATACAGATCAGCTTAAAATCAATACTACTGTAGCAGATTTCACTAATGTTCCTTCTATTAATGGTGTACCAGTTTGGTATAGCGGTAACGATGGAGCAGGATCTGGTCTTGATGCCGACTTATTAGACGGTCTTAATTCAATACAATTCCTGCGTAGCGATGAAAACGATACTTTTGACGGTGACTTAGTTATAACTGGTGATCTTACTGTACAAGGTACTCGTACTGAAATAATTTCAGAAACAGTTTTAATTGCTGATAATATCATTACACTTAATAGTAATTTCACAGCATCTAATCCTACAGAAAATGCAGGTATAGAAGTAGAACGTGGTACTTTAACTAATTCAATTTTTCAATGGAACGAAACTATGGACTGGTGGGAACTTAATTCTGCTGGTACAAGTTTAGGACGTATTATTACAACAGCCGATGAAGGTTCAGGCAACGGGTTTGATGCGGATACAGTTGATGGTTTACAAGCTTCACAATTTATTCGTTCTGATGTTAATGACGTCGCAACTGGTAATTTAGAATTTGAAGGCACAGTTGCTATTGGTAACGAGGCTGGTTCCGCATTACTCACAATGCGAGGTGCTGGTACTAACAGAGTTCTTTCTTCTGATAACGGAAAGATAGGTTTCTTAGATACAGGCTTTGCTTATAATACATATTCTGATGCTAACTACAATTGGCATGTAGGGAACGATGTTATTGCTAAAAGATTACTTGATGCAGATGATAACAGCTATCTAGTCGATCCTGCGGGAGAGTCTCAACTAAATGATGTCGTATTAGTAGGTGAACTTTACGGCCATGACGGTACTGCAAAAGATGGTAGCACATATATCGATCTTCAAAACAACGGTACAACTGGATTAATTTATTTTAACGTTGATGGCGCTGGGTTACACACCACTTTATCAAAAGATCAGATGTTTGTAAACAAAAAAGTTGTTGCACCAAGATTTGAAGATAGCAACGATAACGGATATTATGTAGTACCTAGTAGTGTATCAAGACTTAGCCAAATTCAAATAGATGATTATATCATACACAAAGGTGATACAAATACTTACTTTGGTTTTGACACAGATGATAGTTATAAATTGTACATTAACGGTGTTCAACAACTCGCAATGTCAGCAAGCTCTGCCGTATTTACTAATGATGTTGAAGCTGCTAGATTTGTAGATTCAGATAACAATAGCTATTTTCTTGATCCAGCTAGTGCCTCTACTTTAAATACAATTGGTATTGACTCAGATCTTTTCCATAACGGTGATACCGATACTAAACTTTCATTCGGTACAAATCAAATTGATTTCAATACTGGCGGTACACAAAGACTTTCTATAGCAAACGCAGCATCAACCTTCAGTCACAGTGTAATTGCTCCCAACGTTTACATAGACGATTACATATATCATACAGGAGACACGCCTGCAAATACAACTTATTTTGGTTTTTCTGCAGATGATAATTTTGGCGTAGTATTAGGAGGTAATGGTGCACTTTTACTTACGCCTACCGCTACAACTTCTATTGCTTACATATATGCGCCTCGCTTTGTTGACACAGATAATAGTGCTAGATATTTAGATCCTAGTGCTACTTCACCTTTGAATAACATTTCTTTAGATGGTGTTTTACAAAACTTAAACGATCCAGATACATATTTAACATTTGCTTCGGATGCGGTTCAGTTTTATACTGGTAATACATTAAGAGCTTTTATTAATAATTCTTATCTTGAAACTACGGTTTCTGTAAGATCTCCAGTATATTATGGCACAAGCCAAATAGTTGATTTCTTAGATCTCGATGCAGGAGCTGGTTCTGACGCTTTAAGAGTTAGAGGTAGACTTAACATCGGTGGCGGTACTGATGTTGAAAGATTTAACGATACTACAGGAAATGGTGGTATTACTATTTCTGGTTATGCAGGTATGGGTGGAACAACTAATCCATCAATTCAAGTATCTGGTGCAAACGGCGCAAGATCTCTTTTATCTCTTAACAAGATTGATATTGGTGGAAACCCCTATTCTTCTAAAAATAACTACTTTGCAGAATTCTTAACTGATGGTGCAGCAGCTTTCTCAATCAGAGGCGACAATTCTAAAAACGCTTATTTTATTGCAGACGCAGATCAAAAAATGGTGTTTATGGATAGTGGAGCCAATACAAGATTGGCTATGGATGAGTTAGGCAACACTATTATCGGTAACGACTCTATAAGTTTTACTCAAGGATCACATACACCAGTACTTGCTTCTGGAGCAAAAACAGATGGTAAACTACACGTTGACGGTTCCATTCATATAAACGGTGCAGACGATGCGTTGGTTATTGGTGGTACTACATCTACTTTCTTAAGAGATGACGAACTAGGATTTGGTTCAGGCGGTGGTTTCTATATGAACGATACTACCAATCTTAGAGTTAGAAATAATAAGTTACTAACATCAACGGGTAATGCTTCATTCGCTCAATATCTAGATGCTAATGATGTTTTATTCTATGGTGACTTTGCTAGTACATCACGAATGAATAACATAAGCCTTGTCGGTGAAGTTATACACGACGGAGATACTAATACTAAAATTGGTTTTGGCACAGATCAAATTATTTTTACTGCCGGTGGAACTGCACAGCTTAATGTATATACAACATATGCGCAAGCTACTACAGATATGAGATCTCCAATATTCTCTGATGCTGGTGGAACTTTTAAATTTGAGCCTAACACGAGCTCAGCTCACAGATTTACAACTCCTACCGGTTGGTTAGAAATCGGTTCTAAAGTTGCAGGTTCAACCGCATTCGATACAGATAGAGCTTTATTCACTTTCAATAAACGAGTAAATTTTGACGGCGGAATTTCTGCGGCTGACACAAACGATGACGCGTATTTTAATCGCTATTACGATTATGGAGATAATAACTATTATATAGATGCGGCTGGAGATTCACAATTAAATACTATTGACATTGACGACTTTATCAGACATCGTGGAGATACAGGAACTTATATGGGTTTCTCTGCTGCAGCAACTTATAAAGTAGTCATAGTAGGTACTGAAAGATTAAATATTGACGGAAACTCTGCTGATTTTAATGTTGATGTTTATGCTCCTCGTTATTATGATTCTAATAATACAAACTATTACGTAGATCCTGGATCTACATCTATTGTTAATAATCTTAGAACAAATCAAATCCAAATGGATGGTTCTTCTCTAATTATCGACTCACCATCTGGTCCTAAAGGTACCATAATGGTTACGGGTGAAAGAGATAGTTACGCTGGTTATATGATTGATAACGACTGGGGCTTTATATCTAGTGGTGCTACAGAAATGGGTCTGTATAACGAGACAGATAACGAATGGTCATTACTCGCCAATAGAAATAACTTCACAAGATTATATTCTAACAACATCCATCAAATTGGTGCAGAAAATGGTTACGGTTACGCTCCTAACAGAATGAGAGCGCCAATATTTGAAGACTCAAACGACACGGCATTCTATGCCGATCTGGCTGGTCAATCACGATTAAAATCTGTTAAGGCTGGCGATAGTGCAATCTATAATAATACAACTTATCCATTAGAAGTTAAGTCTTCACAAGAACGCATGATCGTTATGCAAAATACATCTGCTGACACTAACTTTCCATCAATTTTACATAATACTAGAAACTCTCGCGCTACTATGGCGTTATCATTTAACAACATTGGTGAGCGTTTTTGGTTTGAAGAAAATGGTAATATACAAGCATACGGCGCAGGTATCTTTGGATCTCTTGCACTTAACGGCGGTAATGAAGATCTTGGTCTTCTGAAAACTTATGGATCAGGACTTGCCGATCTTAAAATGTTTGATGCTTCAGACTATTGGGATAAGCGAGTTATTCAGCCGATGCAAGGTTCTGAAAACAGTGCTACATCTAGTACAGGCGAATATGTTAAAAACGGAAATGGTCCATTTGCATCAAGTTATGCTCTAAGAACTGCGGGTTACAGAGATTTCGACTCTGATTATATTCCAGTTCAACCTGGAGAAACAATCTACGTTGAACAAGCTGTAAGAAATATTAGTGGTTCTGGCGGTTTATTTTATCTTGGTGTTAGAAGATACGATAAAGACAAAAACCCGATTGCGTCTAACGATGGTATTGTATACTTCGGAGCAAGCGCTATTAATAATACTTCTACTTCTTGGACGGAATACAAAGGTACTCATACTCTTCCAACATCTCATACACCGTATAACGGTTCTGACGGAGAAGGTGTTCGCTATGTAAGAGTTATTTCTCTTATGAATTATAGCGCAGGTGGTGCTACACGCGAATTTGGTCCTCCAATTTTAAAACGTACTAACGTACAATCTGATTTAGTTACTCCAAATCTTACAGTTGAAGTCGATTTAACGGTAGGTGGAAACGCAACAATTACCGGTGATTTAACAGTTGATGATATTACAGCAGATGTTATTACCGCAAATAGATTTGCAGATCGTGGTAATACTGCTTATTATGTTGAGCCATTAACTGGCGCTAAAGTTGCTGGTTCTTGGGATTGGACAAACGGTTCTATCAACAATCTAAACAACTTAACATTTAACGATCCAGGTCCTAATGAAGGTATTAAATGGAACGGTGGTAATCTATGGCAGATTTATGAGTCACCAAATGACTTAGCAACTAATACAGGTGGTAATTTACAATTTACTTCTGGTGCAAATCAAGGCTCGATGAGACTTAGAGTTGATACTTCTGGTGATGTATACGCTGGACGTTATCATAGAGCACAACGTTTTTATGATACTAACAATGCTGCTTACTACGCAGATCCTGCTTCAACATCTGTACTTAATCAAGTATATATTAATGAATATCTCCGCCACAGTGGTGATACAGATACTTATTTAAGATTTATAGGTGCAGACGATATGCAGCTTGTTGCTGGTGGTCGTCAAATGCTTCGTATGGGTGAAGGTACAGATCCTGATAGATTACGATTTGTTACAGATAGTAACTGGACAGACTCTAACGGTGACTGGGCAATGTCTCGTAATGTTGTTGTACAAGGTACACATACCGCTGTAAACAGTTCATACGCGCCAATATTCTACGATTATGATGATAATGCTTATTATGGTAATTTTGCTGGCACATCTTTAATGAATATTGTTAGGGCAAATCGGTTTGAAGTAGATGGTTCTACAAGATATATCGACGGCATATCAGGTCAATACGGTACTATTAGAGTAACGGGTAACACAAACGGTTATGCTGGTTACGCGATTAACGATGACTGGGTGTTCATGTCAAGTGGCGCTGGAATGTCAGGCATTTATAACGATACGAATAACGAATGGTCTGCTCAATTCCTACAGAATAGTGATGTTAAACTTTATCATAACGGTGGAGAGAAATTCAGCACGAACTCTGGTGGCGCTACAATTTATGGCAGACTAATAGCTGATTACATGGCAGATAGAAATAATACAGCGTATACTGTTAACCCTGCTGGCACATCAAGGTTCTTAGATTTAGACGTTGATAACCCTATCGGTGGAAATATCGCTGGGTATTCTGAGAACTTATTAAGAGTTGATAACAGAGATATTGAGCCAAATGATCATACTGCAGGCAGATTAACGTTTGGTTTCACATCTTGGAATAATAACAACACATCACCTTGGGCTGATTATTTACACTTAAGATCTTATACAGATGCATCAGGTGGATCAGATAACCTTCTTATGTTTAAGAAGTCTGGTCGTGGAATGCGTTTATGGCAACAAACTTTTAACAGTGGTACAGCGTATTCCGCGTATTCTGATGTTGCGATATATAACGCAAACCCTGGTAATACGCCTTTCTATGCATCAAGATACTATGATTCAAATAATACTGCATACTACGGTGATTTTGCATCAACATCCATTGTTAATATAATTAGGTATGCGTCTGGTGGTTATGCAGAGTTCCAAACAGCAGCCGGTAATATTCGCGGATATATGCAAGCAACTGACGACAACGATGCGCACCTTAAAATTGCTACATCGGGCGGTGAAGATATTAGATTTACGGACGGCGGCCTATCCGGTGATTGGAATGTGATTATCAGAGGTGATGGTCAAACATTAATTCGAAGCAGATTAGACACTCCTATCATGTACGATAGAGATGATACTGGTTATTATAGTAATCCAGCAGGAGCCTCCAACTTTAATACAAGTATTCGCGCAAACGAGGTTTATGCACGTAACTGGTTCAGAAATGATAACTCTGGCGAGGGTATGTATAACCAAGCAACGGGTATGCATTGGTATTCAACAAATAATACCACTTGGAGAGCATACGGCGGACAGACTACTGTAAAAATAGAAATGAACACAGCTAGTAATACTTTAAGAGGTTCATTCTACGCAAACAATAGTGATGAAGTAGGTATCTTATCTCAAGATAATGGTTGGGCTTTACAAGCTACTAACTCTAAAGTAGATGCGCACCATAATTTCTATGCTCCTATCTTTTATGATAGAGACGATTCAAATTATTATGTAAATCCAGCCGGCGATGCAAGAATTTCTGGTACTGTTCAAGCAAACCGTTTTACACATAGAGATGCAGTATCACAAAACGATACTTTTGGACTATATTTTGCTGATAACGCATCTACTGCATACGCGATTTATCGTGAAAGCGGTGGTTGGAGCAGCCCATATCCAGATTTAAGAATTGCTTTCCATACTGGTATTAAGTTTGGTGCAAACTCTGGTTACCAAGGTATGCGTTTCTATAATGACTATAACATGGTTACTCAGGTTATGTCAATCAATAATGGTAGTGACCCATTAGGTGCTAACGATGTTTATGTAAATAACTCATTGCAATCAGGCAATTCATTAAGATCGCCTATTTTTTATGACTCGAACGATACAGCTCGTTACACGAACCCTGCAAGTACATCTGAAATGGGCACTATACGAGCCGATCGTTTTGATATGCGTGATCGTGGAGATTGGATTACTTTCTATGGTGATGATAGTACAAACCATGGTATTGCATCTCGTGGTTCTACAGGAACCGCAACTGACGATATTCGTATTAACACCTATGGTTCTCTTTTTATTAACCTAGACTCAAACAACAATAATACATCTGGAGCTGACTTCTATATTGGTCGCCATGGTAGTGCTACTGGTACTATTGCTAATAGTGACTTGTTTAGAGTATACGGTGATGATAACTATGCTTACTCAGCATACAGTTTCAGAGCGCCTATCTTCTATGACTCAAACGACACTGGTTATTATTGTAATCCGAACAGTTCATCTAATTTTGCTACATCTGTTCGTGCAAATGAATTCTATGCTCGTAACTGGTTCCGTAATGATAATGGCGCAGAAGGTTTATATAACCAAAATAACGGTTGTCACTTCTATGCGAGATCGTCTCAATACTGGCACGCGACTGGTAATAATAACGCCAGTGCTATTAATATGCAATTAAGATCAACATATGACGGCAATATTAGGATGTGGTTACACGGTGACTCATCAAGTTGGTGTGGATACTTAAATGATGGCGGTCAATGGATGATTAGAACTAGAATGACAGATGGTTCGTCTCCAAACCACTGGTATTATGAGGATTCAAACACAACTTGGACCGGTAACCCTGGGAATGATAAAGGTAAAATTGAATATCACTCAGATAGATTTTATATCGCTGCTGGTGGTAACTCAAATAGAATTTGTCAATTCCGTAGAGATGGTACTGATAAAGCTTATGTTAATAACGATGGCGTTTATGTCGGTACAGCTACGTCAGCACAATGGGCTGACCTTGCAGAAAGATATAGCGCTGACGAAGTTTATGAGAATGGTACATTACTAGGTATGAACCTAGACGGTGAATCTGAAGGTACTCTTTATCAACCAGGAATGCCTATCTTAGGAGTTATTTCTACATCGCCTGGTGTTAAAATGAACGACATGGAAATCGAAGATGATAACTCTCTTGAAGGTAAAATGAACCCTTATATTGCTCTTAAAGGACGTATACCGTGTAAAGTAAATGGAGACGTTAAAAAGGGTCAATGGTTAATACCTGATATTGACGGTAAATGTAAAGGAATAGATTATGGTACTTCTGGTATAAATAGTCATGAAATTATAGGAATTGCGCTTAGCGACTCCGAAAATGGTGAAGTAGAGGTGAAAGTATAATATGCCATCATATGCAGATTTAAACACTAGCATGCAAGAAAAAGCTGGGGCACAGCTACGCACGTTTGATAAAGGAATTACTATTACAATACAATCGTGGGTTCGTATTTGGGGGTTTGATAGCTCTTACGGATCATGGATGATTGTTAACGGCTATGGTTGGTATGGTAATAGTGCTCATTACCACAGATTTGAATATGTTAACGCAAATAACACATTGTTTGAAAACTATCTTGATGGCGGAATATATACCGGTGGTATTATCCGTTCACAAGATGTTATTGATTCAATTACTGATGTTGTTCGAAGAGCTGTTGATTTGGTCGAAGGCAGACTAACTAACAGAAGTATGACTGCACGTCCTTGTCACCAAAGCTGTCATAGTAGTTGTCATACATCTAGAGGAAGAAGATAATGGCTGCATCAGTATCTGACATTAACTCATATGTACAAACATATTCTGGCTCACAACTAAGAACTTTTGATAAAACCGTCACATATACCGTAAATACGTATGTTCGGTATTATCGATTTGATAGCGCATATGGCGGTGCGTTGAGGCTTGACGGTGCTCAATATACTACAAACTCAACCTTTACTAGAAGATATCTTCATTACTCCTGGACCGGGCGCGATGCACTCTTTGACGGCTATTATGACTCTGGAATTACTGCAGGTGGACTTATGTATGCTCAAGATATTGTAGATACTGTAGAAGATGCTGTAAGAAGAGCTGTTGATCTAATGGAGGAAAGAATCGTAAATACAGTCAAGACAATTAACGCGTGCCATGCTAGTTGCCATAGTAGTTGTCACACATCGAGAGGAAGACGCTAATGTCTATGCAAAAATCATATTGTAAACAAATGAGATATTCTGGACCAGAAAGTCTAACACCATCTGATGCATCTAAATTCGATGTTCTTATTCAAATGGAAGTTTTAGCTGGGTGCGATCACGGTTGCTTAGGTTGTTTCGTAGATAAAAACATTAATCCTGATATGAACCAACAAATTATTGATAGAGCAAAGGAACTCGCTGATGGTGTAAAAAGAACTGGGCTTAATCTTAGAGAATTTGTCATAGGTCCAACAGATTTCTTTTCTGCAACTAACACGGAGTCAGTTTTAAATAACTCAGTAGTCCAAGAGATTATGAGAGAACACGTTGGCGCTCGGATTGCAGCACCTGCAAAATTTGATATCGCTACAATGGAAAGAGTAAAAGAAATCTATGCAATTCTTGATGACGAAGATAAGTATCGCCGTGATATGATCATTGAGTTTATTATGCCAATCGGTAAAGTAGATCAGATGTTAAATGATGAAGAATACTTTAATAATGTTATGGAAAAAGTAGAATTCTTTAAAAATAATACACCAAAACAAATGGATTGGTCTTGGACACTACAGGCTTCTAACGTTGTTGGTAAGAAGATTGATAAAGAAACATATAACAAGATTGTTCAAAAATCAGTAAACGAATACAAGACTATTGTAGAAATGAACCCTGCTTTCTCAAGAGCGAGATCCCAATTGGTACAGCGTAGAAACCTGTTTGGATGGAACGATTTCCTTGGTAGAGTTATTGATAAAGATAACGCACAAGAGACAGTTATGTCAATGGCTAATCTTTATTGTAACTCAATTAACTTTATTGGACTTACAATCGTACCAGGAGAACACGGACCTACTACACATTTAAATGTAATGCTACACGAACAAGCATTCTTCCTTAATAATAAAAACTTAGACGTTACAGGTCTTACCTTCGAAGAAATATTAGATCGTAAAAACGAGCTAGTAACCAAGGGCATAAATAGATCAAGCAAAGTATCTGATTGCAACGGATGCCAATTTGCCGTAGCTTGTGCAAGTAGACTAATTTTTGAAGCTCAAGAAACTTTAAACGTCGATGGATGTGTTTTAAACAAAGATGTCCTTGCAGAATATAACCCATACGATTGGACTTGGAACGACGATGCGATGGAAAAACTAGGAGTAACATCATGATAGGTCAACACCTTTATTTTTTAAATAACAAAAAATATATTACAAACTCGACTAATCTCGAAACTGTATTTTTCGAGATGAACTCGTTTTATCACACGAAAACACCTAGAACAGTTTGTATGATTGAATCATCAATGCCAGACAGCCAAATCGTCCAGTATGATGTAAGAGTACGTGCTGATTCTATTCGCGCTAATGCCGGTGCTGATATTATTTTTAAACCTTGGGAAGAAGTTTGTACTAGTGAGTTTATCCAAAATAGCGAAAAATATATTCTTGTAGCTTGGGAAGAAGAAGATCAAATTCACATTCACGCAAGATATGCCGCTGGCTTATTAGCCGCTGCTGGTTTCTATGCAGATACTGATCACGACGTAAACACTATTGTTGGTGAATTTATGGAAAAAATCTTTGATTGTGATAGTATGTTCACGTATATGTCAGCGGCTCCTGCCGTTCAAGATATATCAAACACAGTTGAAACTATTTTGAATAATCCAGAAACTCCACCTTTTGATGTTATATATCAAAACGGTAAAAACTTTAGCTATGACTTTTTATTCTTTTTAAACGAATTCTATCCCTGCGCAGAAGTACAAGCTCTGTTAATCGAGAAGTTTACAATTCATAGCGCTGATATGGCACAAGATGTTATGGAACACTTTACGTCACGGCGCCACTACTTGGCATATATTCTTTCTGTAATTGATTGGATGAACAATAACGGTTTACCAGTAGATAAACAACAATTTGTAAACGATGTTTATATGAAAGCTGCTAATAAAGGTAATTATCAAATTGCGTTTTATCAATTGGAAGAGTTATGGAATAGGGTAAAAGATAACGAAGCTTTCATTCTTGCACATACTGATAAAAGAGATAACACAAGAGATGGTTGGGAATTTTGGGATATGTATACCGAAATAAGCAACGTATTCCCTATCGTTAAAAAGGTGCTTGAGCGTAGTTTTGATATGGATAATCTAACAGAAGACTTGAGGTTGATTAACACTGATGTTCAGTTCTTCTCTAAAAGACAAAATAGAATTCCATATTTGATACACAAATACACATTATAGGATGTAATAAATGAATGATAATGATACAAACAACTTGAATCCAGACAGAGAATTCGAAGATCACAAACTTTCAGAGCGTGAGAAGAATTTTAAAGCTTATACTTTACCTCTTGCTCCTCAAGATTTAGTTGCGATATATAAACAAAAAGAAGAAGATAAAGACTTTATTCTCTATGTAGACTACTATCAAACTAAACAGAAATTAAGCCCTAAGCATATTATTATATATTTGGCAAACACCAACTTTAAGGCTGGCTTTACTTTCTTAGATGAAGAATTAATTACAGAATATATTAAATCAGATTTTATGATTGATTGTCCAATTCTTGTGCGTATGGTTTCTATTATAGTCAGAATGAGATTGCATTATGATATCAACGGTGCTGAAAAGAAATTAACTATTTTATTCCCAGAAGAAAAAATACATCAATTTATTGAACAGAACATTGAATTAGTCGATGAACTAATCGAAACTATTAGAGATTCTGTGCCGTGGGCTATGGTTAATTTGCATGAAAACTTGACTGACGAAGCCAAAAAAGAAGAGAAAGAACTTACAAACTTTATTAATAATATTGATGTTTATGATAAACCATCGAATTGCGGACCTAACGTTGCACGATTTATTACAGAAGCTTGGGACGGGTTTTTATGTATTATTCATAATAAGGGTGTAAGCTCGACTTATAATAAAACAGTTTATAATGAACAACCAAAGTACTTTGGTAAAGATTTATACTACATTATGAACGAAACTAGGGTTATAGATCAGATTATGGCATTGTTCCCAGCATGGTTTTGGGCTAAAATCGAAACCGTAGATATAAACGCGCTATTAGAAGAAACTGAGGGCGAACATATCGATAAATTTGTCGACGGTCTTGAAGATAAGTTCAATGATAGTCCATCTAAATAATTCTTATGCTGGCTATTATACATATGATGAAGATAAAAGTCCAACAAATATTGATTTTCTCAGAACAGAAATAAATTTAGATATCTTACACGGATGTTCTCAACAATGTCCTGGATGCTTTATACCAAGAAAAAACTTAACAAAAGCAGATAACCTAGAAACCTTATATAATCTTCTTATAGAAGGCGCGTATTATCCTGACGAAATAACAATCGGCCCAACTGATATATTCGATGCTGAAAATTTCAATGAAATCATGAATCATCCTTATATGGAAAAAATATACGGAATATCTGCAGTAGGATTTACATCCACTTTAACTCAACCTTATCAATTAATAAGAGATAAACTTGATAAGATATGGAGTTTATATAACAATATAGCGAGAATACCGGATATTGATTTTAAAATTGTTTTAGATATAAACAAATATTTAGATGGAGAATTAGATGATTGGTATCGTAAACTTGCGATGTTTAAACATGGTTCTGTGCAATTTAGAGTTAACTATCATAAAGATATATTCAAACGCATTTCATACAATGAATTAGCTCAAAAAGTATTCGATGACTTTAACGCGCCAGTTATAATCACGCCTTCTTTCTTAACTGATAGAAATGCAAGAGGTAAAGTAGAACAACACCTTACAAACTTTAGACGTGAAATGGTTGAACAAAACATAGATAAAAAATGGCTAAACTTATATACATTTTTTGATGCGAAGTTTAACGGTTATGGTTGTCAAAATTATAGTTTTTATAATAACAAACTCTATATTAATCCATTCTTATATGATGTGATTATTCAACGTACACCTCAGTTTGAAACAAATATGGATGCTAATACTTTATACGACAACATAGAATATGCACAACAAGTTGATGACTGTAATGGATGTGAATATATGATGAGTTGTGCAGAACGCAACGTTCATTTGTATATGGAGTCGAGAGGATTAGACACTTGCGTCGCATTGAAAGAATACATGTATGCCTCTAATTAAGAATAATCTATACTATGAGATGACCACAGAGACTCAGACAAAGCCTGTATCAGCGGTTAAGATACAGCTAGACGTTTTAGACGGATGCCACCATAAGTGTCCTGGATGCTTTGTACACAGACGTGGTAACTCAAGTGATAAAAATCAGTTAGAGAATGCAAAGCAATTTATCAGAAGTATTACAGATCAAGGCATACTTGTTGATGAAATATTAATTGGTCCTACTGACTTTTTAGCATCAGAGAATTTCTTTGATGTCATGCCTGATTTATTAGATATTATAAATGAGAACTCTCCTATATTAGCGTTTGTTTCTACATTAATTGATGGAGACATAGAAGGATTTTGCGAGTTTATTACAGACTATGTAAATTTAGATACTGAGATAGAAATAGGTATTGCGTCAAATCCTTATAAGTTTTTCGATAAAGACTATTTACAACACATCTCTGATATGTTATATTATATAGATCAAAATCTAGAACATGAAGTAACTTATACTTTTGTTGTTAATATAAGAGATTACGATCTAGATTATTCTGAACTTCACAGATACGCGGTAGAAAAGTTTGATACAATCCTAGATTTTATTCCAAGCGTATCGCGCTCTCATAAAGCAAAAATGATTTTAGAAACTCTTGATAAGTTTAATGATTACTTTAATGTCTTAGCCAAAGATACTAATCTTAATAACATTATGGTTGATCATTCTCATGCTGGAATTAATTATACTGTTTTAAACTATAAAAGAGGAGAGTGGTATCTTAGTCCGTTTATGTATGAAAATATGGCAATATACCATGAAATGTTTAAGATAGATTCTTTTGAAGATGTCGTACCAATGGTAGAAGACCAGATACGTAGAGCAAAAGGAACTGAATGTGAAAATTGCGAGTTGTTTTTTTCTTGTTATAATAGAAAAATTATCTTATTAAGAGATTATTTAGGAGTCGATAGATGCATTGCTCCTAAAAAGAATATGTTGAACAATATACACAATTATAATGGCCCTGCACAAGAAATGTATAAATGGGAAGGATATTCTGTAGAGAATGACAAAAAAGGTTATCGCAAAAAGTTTTTAGTCACCACAGATGATGATCCAGAATTAGAAAGAATTAAGGATATATCTTATGTTAAATAATGATTGGAAAGATATAGTAAGTGGAGGCGGAATGGGTGAAGAGTTCGCTTCTATTGATAGTATGAAACAATATAAAATTCAAGTTAACCTAGAAATATTAGAAGGTTGCTCTTATATGTGTCCTGGTTGTTTTGTGAAACGTCGCGGAAACTGGCATCCAAAATCAATAACAATGTTTCATTCTTTGGCTTACGAATTAAAAGATAGAACAGACATCGTATTAGATGATATTGTGATAGGACCTACTGATTTCTACGGAGCTGAAAACTTAGATGAGATTATCAATAATTTAAAATTATCTGACGCCATTAAGATGATGCCAAAAGATAATAGAAACATTCAACACAATTGTTCTATACTTGGTTCGTTATCTGAGAAAGATATTGAAGGAAAGATAAGAGATATTGAGAAATCGCCTTTAGGAGAAGCAGTAGAAGCCTGGGATGTTCAGATCGCTTTGGATTTAAATCGATTAATGAATGACCAAGAATATATCGATGCGCTTGATGAAAGGATAGAGACATTTAAAAACAGCTCTTTAAACTTCGAAATATCAATGGCTACTAATATCGTTCAAGGTGTAGAAGAAATACTATACCCAGCTATTGATTTTGTTCGTTCGAAATACGAAACTGTTATCGAAGTATTACCTTCTGTAGTTAGATCATTTAACCATAGTGCAAAGCACGGTGATAAACTATTTGAATGGAATGATATGTTAACTCGATTGGCATTAGATACGCATCGTTTTAAAAATAAGTTTCACTTCTTACAGGGAGATGTATCGCATAAAGCATTTAATTATTCAGTTATAAGTATTCACAAAGGAAACATGTATTTGTCTCCTTTCATATACGAAAATGCTCAGATACACACAGAAGATTTTCTAGTATCTGATGGTTGGATGTGGTTACCAGATGCTGATATATCTGATTTCATACTAGATAGAAAGAATGAAATTGTCAATAGTCAAATTGAAAATAGTCTTGAAAAAGAATGTGGAACATGCAAATATCTTAACATATGCGCGAACAGAATGGTGCCATTAATAATGGATACAGTATTTAATGGAAGAAAGGAATGCATTCTTAATAAAGATGTTATTGCTTTATTTGATGATGAGGTTTATCATGGGAATAGTTACTAATAACCTAAGAGCTGCTAAAGCTGATAAAGATTTTGATCTATCATTCTCTGAAGGACATGAAATTAAAGTACAGTTTAATTGCGAAGTATTATCGGGGTGTGAGTTTAAATGTAAAGGTTGTTTTGTAAACAAACTTGGTTCCAACATGGGATCTTATGATAGACTTAATAACGCTATAGATTTATTTAATGCAAACGGTTACAGAGTGTCAACCATTAATATTGGGCCTACTGATTTATTTGGTAATAATAATGTTATCGAGTTATTAAAAGACGAAACATTTCGAGAGTGTTTAAGCAAGGTTTCTACTATACAATTCGTAACAACCCTAACAAGCATTTCGCAAGAAGTTATTGAACTACTTAACAGCATCCCTAAAATAGATGGATTTTTATATGATTGTAATATAGCTTTACAACCTCCTGTAAATTGGGATTGGGTAGAAGAGCGATTAGACCTTCTGAATGGATTTACGGATGATCTAAATTATTATATGGTTTATAACATGGGTAATGATGACGAGTACAATTCTAAAGTGCTTGAAATGTCAGAACTTGTTGAGGATAGGTTTGACTCAATCCTTACATTAAACCCGTCATTCTTTAGAGCACCAAAATCTAAGGTTCAAAAACATCTTATTGAGAAATGGAAGAACTATGACTTCTCAGATAATCTTATGCCTAAAACATTTATTGACCAAGCGCAAGGTGGTTCTTTAGAGTTAAACTATACTTACTGCAACGAACGTTTCTTTTGGACGCCATTCGTATATGACATCGCTTTAATAGGTACTGATGAATTCCAAGTTAAAGATGAGAACGATATTGAATCATGGACTCAAGTAAAAGAAAATAAGTTTATGTCACAGTTGTCTTATTCAAGTAAAACTGATAACTGCGCCTCTTGTAAAAACCTAATGACATGTATTGATAAAGGCGTATTAAGTTATATGGAACATCATTCACTTACGGGCTGTACGTTTCCTGGAGTAATAACGACCTAAGAATGTTCTTGGAAACGAATCATTAATCTTACCCCATTGTTCCATGCTATCTACAAATATATTTTTAAAAGTAACATCGATATCTTCCATTGGATAAATCGCCATCAGATCGTTACCGTAATTTAATCTAACTTCGTATGTTTCGTCTTTTAAAGGAAACAATAAGAATACATTAATCGCATGTTGATCATAGAAATTAAGAACGCCTGGTGCTACAAGTATCCCATGCTTGCGTAAATCTTCACTGTAATGAAATTCACAATTCATAAAATCTACTGGCTTCTTAGCTTTTAAATACCAAGGAGCTTCTAATTTCACGACAGCATATCCCTTATAAAAATCATCGCCATACTGTCTTTGTTCATGCACACCAGTACTGACTTGATGAGAATGCAACGGACTTGCAGACGAAACCTTTCCGTTTGGTTCAACTCTAAAAATCATATCGGACCACAATCTCATTATAATAGCTTTTTGCATATATTGTGTAATTCCAGGACAAGCCTTTACAGTTGGGGTTGGAACCATAATGCCTGACTTTGAATTATAAACAGTGTACATTGTCGACAATTTTTTCCACCATGAAGGCTTTCTAATTTTAGATGTCCATTTAAAATTTTCGAAAACGCTTTTATCGTAAGTGTAAGCTTCAATCTCTAGTTTTTTTCTCATAATCAAATCCTGTAATTAAGTTCTGTCCAGTTTTTTCCATATAGTTAAACCACATTCTCATGATGCAGTCAGGTAAGTCTCGTTCTCTATTCTTCCAATCCCATTGGGTATAACATCTAAATCCACATTTGTTCCACCACTTACAAGATAAACAACCATTCTCGTCCATATATGCTTGCATCATACCAGCATTATCTTTGGGTTTATATTCTGTATTAAAATCTCTCTGATCATATCTATCCCATCTACAATTAGATGTAGAATTATCGGGGAATATCGTAACCTTATTTAAAGCCAAGCAATGCATATGGTTACTATCATTATATATAAGATCTTTTATAGGATTAATATCGGGATAGTTATGATATACAAATTTAAGAAATTCTAAGTATTCACTATCAGATGGAATCATATAATCATAACCACGATCTGGAATGTAATCATCAAAGTAAAAGTTATCAAACTTTTCATATAGATAGTGAAAATACTCATCATCGTCTGCCATAAACTTTTTTATTGATAAAGTAGTAGCAACCATATTAATTGATACGATATAGTCGGCAAAGTATTCTATATTTTTAGCATATGGACCTTTTGTTGGTCGCCCATCAAAGTCATATGAACATATAATATGTGAAGGAATTGCTTCAGCGTTTAGGTCGTCGAGCAGTCGCTGAACTCTGTCTCGTTTACTAAATTGAAACGATGTTACCCACACAACTTTAATTTTTTGTTTATGTTCGTCAAATATCTTTTTAATTGCTACAAGGAAATCAAAGTAAACAGGGTAAGCCCATTCTGATATTCTATCTTGGAATAACTCACCGCCAACCATATTGATTTGGATTATATCAACTCTGCCTTTCATCTTAATGACATGTTGTTCAACTAAATCCAATTTAGAGAATATCTCTTCCCTACTCAATCCTACGGTAGATTTTTTATCATGATGGCAGAACGAACAATTGAGGTGACAGTTTTCAAATAAAGTCAACTCAATCTCAGCGATATCAGGTCGTTTAGTTTCTAATAATGTTTTTGTTATTTCAAAGTCCAAATAACATTTCCTCTTTATAGTATTCGTAGATATCGGGAACCATACCAAGTTTTTCATTAAACTCTAGTTGGAATAGTATCTCGTCGTAAGTTTCTTTGTCTTGCCAATATGGAACAAAGTGCGGATCATTATTAAATAGTAACTCAGGATCGTTAAGTGCATCGAAAAACGGTTCGTTAAAATCCCTGTTTAACCAATGAGCATAACATATAGCAACTACATATGATTTAGCTGGGTAAATCCATTCGTCTACATACTCTCTGAAGTGTGTTAGAGCAAACTCAACCGTAAGGTCAGGTTGCCAATTAATCTCCACGTCAGTCAGATCATCTTTGAATAAAGATGCTGTCAAATGATATGCGCTTTGTCTAGCTTTCCATTCTTTCATAATATTCCAACAATCCTTTATATCCATTACAACTATTAGTCAAATCTTTAACATATCGGTAATGTTCTGTTAAACAATTACCATAATATTTACACGTCTTACATATTTCGCTTAGATTGTTCTCAGGTTCTTCCCTTGCCCACTTCTTGTACTCATAATATGTTTTATATTCTTTGAAGTATTCCCTATCATATTTATCGAACTCCAATACCCCAAACTTACCAGATGGAGTAATATACACATGATCATTACTAAAAGCATCATACTCTTTATCTATGCTTCTCCATATATTATCCATATTCTGAAAATTAAACTTTTTCTCTGTTTTTGCTTCGTCAAACTTAATAACAAAATCTTCAAAGTCTTTGTGTGTAACAGGATGTGCATTTGCTTGGTTTATTGAGTAAGGTTTAATTTCTACAGACTTAATATTAGATACCATATTAAGAGTGAAGATCATAAACTCTACATCCATCTCTAATACTTTTGGAGAGGCCAATATTAATACAGATAAATCCTTATTGGCGTTCATCATATTATTTAAAACATGCTGTTCTTTTTCTCTGGCATGGAAATCATATGATACAGATAATGTTACATCCTCATCTCGAAAGAAGTCTGGGAACGCAGACAAATTAGTATTGATATTGATAGGACCTTTGTAATAATTACGTATTACTTTCTTTAATGAATAATAATATTCTGGTGATAGTAAACCAATCTCACCGCCGTATAGATCTACGTGCCCTATTTGATCATCTACTTGACTTAAAGAATGATCTAACCATAAAGGCGTTATCTTATGTCTATCGTTTAATTGTGCTGGCGTTAAATAACAAAAATCACAACTGAAGTTACAATAGTAGGTGGGATTAATTGATAGATTCATCAACATAAGGCGTCACCATATCTGGGCTCATTCCATTCGTAGCAAGTATTCTTGGAGCGAGCGTTTTCATTTGTTTGCAATGTGCTTCATTTGTCCCTTCTCTTTTCATATCACGTACTGTCTTTTTACAACCATTACATATTTCGAACATTGGACACGTATAGCAAGCCATCTTCATTGTTTGGATATGAGGATCGTTAGCCAATGGAGTCTGCATTTCGCCATTCATTTCTTCCTCAAAATCAATAGGATAATCCATATCATCAGCAAACGAACCGCAAGAATAGTAATCACCGCCAGGGTTAAAAGCTCGAATGCCACTATCACATTGTCTATTTTGTGGACAAGATGTTGAAAAACCTTTGAGGCGTTTCATCATTTGCTTTGTATTATATTCGTATTCTGCTAATCCACGATCGTATATCTCAAGATATGTTTCGTAAATCTTACTTAACTGATATGTACTGCCTTGAACACCAGAAGCCATAGCATAATTTAGTTTGCATTCTACACCCATTTCTTTAGCAAGTTCAACGTTCTTAATAGCAAGATGTTCGTTCTCATCTGTTATGACGGCAATAAAGTCTGGTCTTTCTCCAGTGTGTTTCAACATAGCGTTTGATACCATCCAAAAATCTTTCTCAGTAAATTCGGAATAATCACCTTTTAATCTACCACCACCATATTGAAATGATGTTGCACAACCAAACCTATCATTCTTAAAGATAGGAAGCCACTTCTCGGGACGCATTAAAAAAGGCCACAGATTAGATGTAAAACTAATTGATGCGGGATAATCATGTTCATTAAGATGATCTATTAGTTCCTGATAATATTCTGGCTTTACCATAAGAGGGTCACCACCATTAACGATAATAGTATTAGTATCGGGATATCGCTTAAGAAATTTGTATATGTATTCCAAGTCTAATAAGCCAACTTCGTTAGGATCGATGTCGGTAGAAGAACAAAATGTACATTTAAAATTGCAAGCTTCAGTGGGTTTAATAATTAAATCCATCCCTTATCTCCTGCTAGTTTTAGCATTAGAGTTTTAGGCGCTGGACAAACGTCTTCCATCCATTGAAGTTGGTGACAATCAGAATGGCAATAGATAAAGACTGGGCAATCATAACATCTTGGATCACGATCATGAGTTTCACACGAAATGATTTCCATTCGTTTCGGGCTTAATCTTACTTCTTTTGCTGGCATACTAATATCACCATACCATTGAGTAGGCGCAGTATTAGGACAACCTGCTACAGTTCCATCAGCATTGATTGTGTGTATCTTTTGTTCACAATCCCTACAGAACGTACCATTAAAGAATTGACCTTTACTAAACTTATCATAAACTGAGTTAAGAAAGTTGTTTTCAATAGGGTGATCTTTAGTTGTCTCATGCATTTTCATCCAAAAAGCATCGAGCTCAGAATTATGAGGGAAGATTTCTGTGTTTATCGTTGCGTTACCATCATGAGTAAGTCTTTCATAACTAATAGTACCAATACCTAATGAATACATATAATCAGCAATTTCAAGAGGATCCATTGCAACAACATCTTTAGACACTGAAATAAAGCATTGGATATAACATCCCTCAGCTACCAAAAGCTTTACATTATCTTCCCATAACTTTCTCTGCTTTTCATTTGCAAATCTAATATTTGGGTCCCAAGATGTACCGATAGAACCAGAGTCTAATATTTTAAGAAACTCGATACGTTCATCTGTAAGTTTATAAGTTAGATTTGTTGTAATACCATGTGTGCATTTATCACCCCAATGATCTTTCGTAACATTGTAGAAATGCCACAGATCTTTCATAGGCGCTAGCAAAGGTTCTCCACCATGATATTCGAAGTGAATACGGTTTGAACCATCGTCTAGCTCGTTACACCACTTTGCAGTTTTATCTGCATCAAAATAAATTTTACGACCATTGATACCAGAGGTAAAACAATGTGCACAATTTAAATTACAAGTTTCTGTAGTCTTAACGTATACGATTAAGTGTTTCTGAGTCGTGAATGCCATGTGATAACATTAGTGCCTTTTCATAATTTAACGCTCTGTGCGGTGTTCCTGCTTCTATGAACAGAGTTTCATTTTTAGATAAAGAAATCTCTTTACCTTCAACTTCCATGATCTTAGTTCCTTCGACGCATTCTATAATAACATCAATTGGATCAGTATGTACATCAAAAGATGCACCGTTTTCCTGATTATAAAAAACATGAACAGTTCCGTTATTAATGCCTAAAGGTTTTTCAAA